CAACTTTGAATCTCTGTTTACAGGTTCCCACACCAATGTTGACTAACCCTGTGGTCTTCCCCACGTTGGGTGGAGCCATAAGCATGCCATATTCACCCCGAGCCAATCCGCCTCTGGTGGGTTTGTCGATAAACGGAAGTCCTGTGGGCACACAATCCCGGACCTTCTCATTAATCTCTTGGTTCTGTGCATCCCCAAATAGGAAAACACCCCTGCCCTGGAGTTCAGATCCGATGGCAAGGGCCTTCTGCATTCGTGGAACGATTGTGCTTAGATCACCTTTCTGAATGTCATCCACGGTCTTGAGCGTGGCTTCCTTTACTGCTTGTTCCCGGCAGAAGGCTACCACCTCACCTGCTATGTATTCCGCTTCCTCAGCAGCGTCCTTCCGTTGTGCTATGGTGTCACTCAAAAATTCTGTGAAGTCTTCCATCGTGACATCTGAATTCTTGGAACCCTTGAAATACTTTTCAGCCCGATTCAGCAGGACCACTTTGCTGGGTGGTTTATTGTATTCTCTGTAGTGCTCCAAAATGAACCTGGCAAGGTGCTGTTCTACCGGCTGCTCAAAGTATCGCGGATGTAAGATTGCATTTGCTACTACCAAGAACCGTGCATCGACTGTCATGAGTGCAAGAACATTCTGGCGGAACAGGTCTAATCTCACGATGTCTCCAGTTTTCCATATCGGGTTTCAGCTTCTTCCAGGGCATCATGACAAAACTTTCGGGCCCAGGGGGACTTCTTGTATTGCGTCCAAAGTTTCACTAGGTTCCCAGAGTCGAGAATACCTGGCTCTAGGATCTCATCTCTGAAAGCTTGATGAGCGACTAGATACCAGGCAGGAACGTAGGTGTTTATGTAGGCCAGGGCTGCACTTGTTGTAGGCGGTTGAATCTCTTTGAAAACTGGTTGCCACTTCAAAGCATCTCTGTGACCTGCAAAAACGGCATTACGAATTGTCAATTTCAGGGTTTTGTTGAAGGATTGTTCACGGTCTTCTGTGCGAATGAACTTTCGTGCTAGCTTGTAATCCCAGTCCAGGTATCTCTTCATGGCGTTGGGACCGTAGAAACATGTGATCCAGATGAATGGGATTCGTTTCAGGGTATCAAACTGGGCTGTGAACCAGTGTCTGAGTGGAATCTTTTCAGCTTGGCAAAACCAGAAGATTGTAAGAAGCAGTGGGGTGTTCTTGTGCCTCAGAATCTCCATGGTAGGTGACGGCAGGGCAATTCGAGAGTTCATGGGTGGTTTGGATTTCCAGAACTCTTTGTAGGTTGATCGAGTGATGTGCACCAACCTCAGTATGGCAATTCTCGTGGTTCGGGTTTTCCTGGAGTCTTCGCATCTCTTGGCTTCCTTTAGTTCCAGTTCCAGGTTTTTACAGGTTAACTTCTGCTCTGCTAACACCATTTTCCAATTTAATGGGGTGTTCACTATCGACTCCTGACCTAGATAACGAACAAATAACGAGAAAGGATTTAAATTTATACTCTTGTGCGTAGCACACGAACAGGAGCAAAGCGACTGTTCGATAGATAAGTGGATCAAGCTAACACTACTTACGCATTTTCCTGTAAAAGAACGTCCGATAACTCACAAGAAATAGTAAAAAAGCGGCGTCATTTTACATAAATCCCCAATCTTTTAATCTTTTAAGGTACTTAACTGACATAAGTATCTAACGTACCTGCGGCGCCCTATAGTATAGCGGTCGTTGCGCGCGTATGTTCCTTGATGTCAATGCTCGCGCATATAGGCTATCTTAGGTTTTATAATGCCAAAGGCCGCTGTAAGTGCTTGTGGTGCACAAGACCCGGATTTACAAAGTCTAAAAGTTCTTGTGGGGCATCTGCAAACTTCTCAGTAATCTTGAACTTTTCCTGGGTATAGATTTTTCGGCGTATGCGGGAGTGTGCCCGAGTGTATTTATTGTAGTGGTCAAAGAAATCCACAATCCATAAATCCTTCTGCATGTTTGCAGCTGTGCGGACACTTCTGCCCACACGCTGTAAGAGCAGAGTTGCAGACTTTCCACCTGAAGCCATAATCATGGCCTCGATATAATCCACAGACAACCCTGTGCTAAACACAGTTGTGATACAACAGAATCCCACCCCTTGTGCTAAACCTTCCTTGGCTCTATCCCGGTATTTGTGGGAGGTTCGGCCTGTAACTACCACAGAGTTTGGGATTAGTGCATGTAACATTTTGGCATGAGCAACCCGATTTACCATGACCATGGTCTGCCGTCCAGACTTCACAAATCCCTGGGCTAACTCTGCAATCAACCTATTCCTGGAATTGCAGTTCATGGTGGCCACATCATAGTCTGCCAGGTCCAGAGTTATGGCTTCAGACTTACTGATTTGTGGTTCCAGGAGCAAGACCGAAGGCGCAACAGAGATCCCTTTGTCCATGAGTTCCAGGTTAGAAACCACCTTTAGCAGAGGGCCGAAGTAACCCGTGATGGTAAGCCGATTGCCATAATTCTTATCAAAAGGCGTGCCACTTAATCCCACTCGGTATTCTGCCGGGATACGCCTGAGACACTTTTGATAGGTATCCGCCATAGCCAGGTGGCACTCATCACCAAACAGAAGTTTGACTTTTGCAAACCATCGTTTCGTGGCAGCGTCGAAATGCTTGTGAAGGGTCTGATACATGCAGACTGTGATTCCATCGGGATTGGGTTTGTAGACGTTGTCTCCCACCTTACCCACATTCACACCTAGGCGTTCCTCCAGGCGTTCTGCAGTCTGGTGCAATAGCTCTCGACTGGGAACCATGAAAATGGTGGAAGGCGTTTTAAGATACTGCATGATGGCTGCAGCCACCTCGGTTTTTCCACCGTTGGTAGCCAGCTTTAGGATTCCACGATGCCACTTGAGAACTTGTATCACAGCTTCTAACTGGTAGCCACGAACAGGATCAGCATGATCCATGACAATCATGTCTGTCTTGGAATCCATTAATTCAATTCGTGTGAGGCTTTCATAGTCAGGACATGCTTCAGGATAACCCTGAATTTCTACATATAGGTCTTCAGCAATAAGCTGTCGCACAACCGCTGAGAGTAACCCAGACTGAAACTTGCCAGACTCCGGTTTAAAGAAGTGTTGGCATCCATCCCACACGCCTAGTTGGTATTTGGCACTGAAGATTGCACCCTCAACCCATACCGATAAAGCCTTGTCGAGAACCAGATAAGCCTCTTTCAACTCCTTGCGGTTATCTCCACGCAGGTGCGATGTGACAGGGCCATACTCAATCCACAACATTATTTTTTCCTCGGTTTTCTCACGATCATTCGTGGACGGTGGATCACATGGAAGGACTGCTTTCTGACTGGACAGTTTTTGCACACGTCATAGCACACGTGCTGTGCCACCAAAACTGTTGCACGATAGTGGCACATAGCCAGGGTCACATACTGCTGGTGCTTCATACAATAGAAATACTCATCGTATTTTCGCAGGTTAATCGCCTTGACTTTTAGCTTCAGGTATTTCAGCTCAGACTTCTTCACGGTAAACTCCTTCAATCTATATAACGGACTATCGGGGTGAAAGGACTTTTTCAAGTAATGTATGTAAACATCACAGTTGACTGAAAAGAAAAGAGGCCCGCAAGGGGCCTCTGTCGGTCACGTGTATTTACCACATCAGAACCTTGCTCCAACTTTTATGGAAGTATTCCAGGATGGGTTTCCAGCGACTGGCGCTGTAATTTTTACAGCCTCAACGCCAAAGCGAAGTATGGAGAAGTCCCTGTCGAGAAAGACACCGTAACCCTTGGGAGTTAGGTTGAGGATTCCCCCTGCAGCCCATGGCCGTTCTTTCGGGCAGGAGTATGCGAAACTCACAGGCAAGGAAAGGCTGGCGTCCTTACTGTAGGCAGTGTCTGCTGTGATGCCCTCAAGAGGTTGGCCTTTTTCGTCCAGGGTCCATATACGGCCTTCGTCCCAGATACTGTAGTTGTCTCCGTTGCGGGACCACTTGAGTTCTGACTGGTGGAAGACTTGCAACTTCATGGCGGTGGGAACCTGCACGGTGATGACAGTGGTCTGATCAGGTTTATCCAACGCTGGGATGCTTGAGGCCGGCGGTTTAGGTTGGTCCTTGGTCTCCACATAGTGAGTTCCAGGATTTACCACACCGTGATCCACAACAGGAGCGGTCGGAGTCTGGTCTGGTTTCCCCATAGTCACAGTGATGAATTTCGTGATGGTGTGAGTCTCAGGCTTCATGAACCAGTGGCAGGTTTCGTAGCCTAAAGAGAAAAGGAGGATTGCAAGCAGCCCGATTCCCCATACTTTGAGTTGTGCAGGACTAGGCATTGTCGCCTCCATCGTTGTGTTCAGAGCCCCGCTTCAGGGCCACACCTGCTCCGCATGCTCCAAGAATGATGCCGATAGCCATGGCAAAGTCTTTGGGAGCCGTGTGGATGCCGCTAACTTCCTGATAGTGGACCTGGGCAAAGAGCGCCACAAGACCTATCCAGCCGCCATGCTTGATAAGGTCATGAGTCTTGTTGTCATGCTCCGTTACCATCCCACCAACAGTCCTGCGGAGCCAAGTGCAGAATTTCATGAACCAGTTAGGATCACTCATTGTGGAAGCCTCGCTGCTCTGTTAAGCCACCCATTCAGGTTACTCTGCTGTGAAGCATCGGCCTTCGTGATGGCAATGTAATGTTCCTTGGCAACCTGGATGAGATTCTGAAGGAGCACATCCCCATCACAGGAGTTAATGACAGCCACGGTCTGTGGGCCTAGCTGCCCGTCCATGATCAGGGCACACTTGTGTAAGCACCTATTCACAGCGGTTTGGAGCAACCGAATCCCCGATGCCTGGCCACAGTTGAATCCCAGGTCATAGGTCTTGATGGCAGTCACGTCATGGGGATCTTCAAACATATCCAGGCGTTTGGGGTAGTAAGTATCAGCCATAGCCTCCAGCTCATCGTAGGTGAGATGCTTGAGATCTTCAGCAGTGATTTCTCCATCCCCATCGGCATCCCAGGTGAACCCGTGGATCTGTGCTGACAACTGACGCACAGTGGCAAGAGTAAAGCCACTGAACGTGGCTCCACCTTTGTCATCTGCCCTGTCTGAGAAACCACCCTCATTCCCGCTTCCACCTCGTTTGCCAATCGTGAATTCGATGGCTCGTTGTTCTCGGTCAGAGTATGTCATGTCGCCTCCTAGTGGCTGTTGGTTCCTTTAGACTCAGGAATGGGGCTACTCACTCTTTTGTTTTCTAGCCCATTGAGTTCACCTTGCAACGTCTCTCTGCCTTTGGAATTGACTCTGATGGTTTGGCCCATAGCAGCAAGACTAAGTTGAATGGCCCTGATCTGCTCGTCCCTGTCGTCGTCATCCCGTTTGTGTTGAGCAGCACTCAATTCGATAGCCCTGAATCGAAAGTTGTTGTATTCTGTCTCAGCCACGTGTTGGGACATAGACTTTGCCATGTCTTCCCTCAAAGCCACGGTGCTTTGTCCAAGCCACCCAATAAAACCCACCCCAACCACTAGGGTTCCTGCGATTATCTTTATCATGAGACCATTAATTACAAAAATCAGTTGTCTATCCTGGTTGTCTTGATCTGACATGGTGGCTCCCTAGTGGGTATGTGTTAAACGAGGTTCTTCAAGACATTGAAAGAACCCACAGCGCTGGGAAGCACGCGCCCTGAAGTAACATCAGAAAGTTGAATCTGGTAAGTCCCTGGGATAGACAGATCCCCGGATGCTATGGGAACAGCCACCTTCCAGGGTTGATCCGTGTCTGTGGGAGGCGCGGAGAAAGCAGTGGAATCCAGAGACTTCAGCACGGTGGTCCTATCAGGACGCAGGACAAGCACCTGCATCTCTTCTGTGGTGGTCAGGTCGAGTTGGGTGGTCAGAATAAGGTTAAAGCCATAGGATCCAACTTGCATAAAGACCTCACAGGTTGATTGTCTTATTGTAGGCGGGCAGGAAGGTCGAGACTTGACTGCTCACCAAACGGATAGAACCAAGGGGCACCACAAATGTGGGGATGACACGGTCATAGGGGTTTTCCAGTGGGATCACTACAGGTTTGTTAATCGGTGGCGTGATTGTATGATCCACCTCAAACGCTGCTACCAACTGCGGTGCAGACAGAGAGGTCAGAACCGAATGGTCACCCTCAAAGTCAATCTTGCGCCCCTTGATATCAATGCTTCCACTGACCAAGTATGGTGCATAGACTCGCCAGACATTCCCGATAGCACTGTGAAGTTGAATCCCAGTGTCCAGAGCAGCTTGTAGCGAGGTAATTGCACGAATCCTGGAAACCAGTTTGATGTTGGTATACAAGCTGGTGGAGACTTCCCCATCACAGACAACAGAGCAATTCAGCCATGTGGTAGTAACCAATGCAGCATTGATGGAGGAGGGACTTGTGCAATTTCCTTGGAGTAGGATCTGGGTGGTTAACTCGGCTGCCGTTCGACCCGTAGACGAGACGCTGGCAGTAAATTGAATGGAAGTCTCCAGGTTCGCGGTGACAGCTACGGCACCAGACGAAGACCCGGAGAGCAGAACCGGAGCCGCATACAGGTTTCCATTTACACTGCTTTGTGAGTTGATAGCACTACTCAACAGAGTTTGGGTAACCAGGTTGCATACACAAGCACTGTTGCTAAAGACTCCAGCCTTGCACGTGATGCCAGTTTTCAAGATTGGTTGAACTTGTGCCTGTGCATTGATACTTGCACTCAGTGGAATCTGAGTCTGTAGGTCTCCTGATAGATTGGATACACTATAGATCTGTTTTTTGCAGGTGATGCTTGTGGTTAGGTCCGCTTGCAAAGAGGTCTGACATGGGATCGATGATGACGTCAGCACCCACGTGAGAAGCCCATCAGCATGAACCTGTGTGGAGCATAAGGCGGAAGCCCCAAATACAATGCCTGTGAATAGCGCAGCTTGCAGCAGGGTGGACGCAAGTATGCTACTCTGCAGAGCATTTACAACTGCAGTTGCCCCAAGGTCTACGATGACACTAGCAGTGTCTGTAATTTGACTCTGGAGGTTTATGCCAGTAGCGAGTTCTGATTGAACCTGAGATTCTGAACTACAAGTTGCATCCAGGAGGACGCCAATCTGGAGTTCAGCAGTGACAGAGGCAACCTGGGTAATCGCAACAGCAAACTGAGATCCAGTCGTTAATTCCGCATTGCAACTACTTGAAGACTGAATTGCTGTATCTAACAGGATCTTGGTTTGAAGTTCAGCGGATGCTGTGGCAATTACAAGAAGATTGGTAGCAAGATCAATCTCAGTGAGAAGATTCCCAACCAACCCAGCAACAGCAGTTATACTGCTAGAAAGCTGAATGGACGCAGAAAGATCAGATGAGACTGTAGACACAGACAGTATGGAACTGTCCAGGTAAATCTGGGTGCTCAATCCAACGTTTGTGGAGGTCTGACACGTAATGTTTGCCGCCAATTGAATGCTAGTGGAAAGGTCCACGCTAACACTCGATGCAGCAGTTATGGAGGCAGAAAGCGTTTCTGAAGTTGTGAGGACAGGCGTGACAGTGCTTTGTGTTGCAATGGCACAGACCATGGAGATGCCTGTGGTTAACGCAGACGTGATTGCAGTCTGCGATACGATTGTGTCAATTAATTGGATGCTGGTAGAAAGACCAACAGTTATATTGGACTGGCAAGAGACATTTACAGTATTCTGAATTGATGTGGTGAGGTTTGCAGTGACTGCAGCCTGTGCAGCGATATTGCAAGTGACAGTGATGGATGTGGTTAAAGTTGAAGATACCGTGGAGATTGCAGCAACACTAGCAGTCGCATTGATTGCGGTAGTCAGGTTGCCCTGAACCGTGGCTACAGCAGCAATTGCGTCAGATAGGGTGATGTGCGTTGTGAGATTTACAGCAACTGAGCTAAGGGTTGCAATTGAGTCCACCATCTGAATAGAGGTGGTCAAGGTTGGAGTGGCAGTTACTGCACAAGCAATATTGACTGAAAACGAGGCCACAGCCCCCGAAGCACGAGCACCATCATATGTAACCGTGTTATAGGCTACTCGGTTGTAGGTAGCCAAGATTGCAGACATTATGGCTCCAGTGTATACATCGGATGGGTGCTAAGTCTGTTTGCAAGGGTCTGGGGAGTTTCACAGTAGATGGTTGGCATGCCAAGAACATAGGCCACGTATTCAGAACAATCCAGGGTTTTGCCTTTGGGCCGCATCCCCAGTCCTGCTCTGATTGCATTTAGCCAGCCATAGGCAACGCCTAGTTGGGAAAGAGCCCGAGCCTCACAGTTGCTGTCCCAAGCCCAGGATGGAATCCAAGTAGGCATATCGTCTAGGGCTGCAGATAACTGACGGTCAATAGTTACCCCACAGTGCTTGGGACGACTTTCTAGAACCAGCACCCGCTCACCCACACACCAAGCTATTCCAGCATGAGAATACTGAGACTTGCGTTTCAGTCTCACAATCCAAGCCATGAGACCAGTGCCCCGGAACAGCAGCACGTCTCCACTCTTGATGTATGGGCGAGCCTGTGCATACTGCATCACATCCCCAATTCTGCCATCAGTTCTGGCACGGTGTTGGGCATCTGGCCGCAGGATGAGAAGTCCAGCAGAGTGGCATCCCACTGGTAGGTGACCTGTGACTTGCGGGTGTAGTAGAGGGACCAGATAGACTGGATCCAGGCTTCCACAGCAAGGCTCTTGGGAAGCCCCTTCAGCACACCGATGGCCAGCATGCCAATGGCACTGCCACTGATCTGTGACACCTCATAGTCCGTGGCGGCTTGCCAGAGCGCCTGGACGTTCTGTGCCGCGAGGGTGGCTAGGCCAGCGTTGAATTCGTCCTGCGTGAGATCAGGATTCTGCACGGGGCCTTCCCCGTGGTCTACCCAGAGAACAAGGACTTCTACCATGATGGTACCTCCTGGGCTATAAGTGCGTTGTAAACAGGATTAGCTGAATCATTGTAGAACACGGTTGGCGAGTAGCTGCCCCCATTGAAATACCCATAAGGCTGTAGATAATCCCCAACCGCCATCTGACCCGTAAAGGTTGCTTGTTGTGGAACATCCGTTCCGCCAGGAAGTAACTGCTTGGCAGAAAAGAACGAGGCACCGTTTTTATAACAAGCGGCCAAGAAATTATTTGCCGTGCCATTGGTGGTGGCCCCAAGGAAATCAAGCGTCAGTTGATATCGCCCAGGGCGAAGGATTACGATCTTGTATGAAGCAGTAACCTGCATGGCTGGAGGGGCGTTATTGTAAAGGTTGGTTGACCAAGTTAGCAGGGTAAACGTAACCCCAGAAAAGTTCTGGTCTGTAGAGAAACCAATGGCAGATGACATTGGGATCGACTTGCCTCCCACCTTAGCCCAGTTGGTCTCATCAGTATTAACCTTCAACAGCGCAACCTCATTAGCCCACATGATGCGGGTGCGCTGACCATCAATCAGATGTCCAGAACCTGCGTCTACTGTGACAAGTTTTGTCAATCCAGGGTCCATCCTAAAGCCCATAATCTTATTCTTGAGTCCGGTGAGGGACGTGGGCAGTGAGACCGTGTAGTCAGCTGTGGTGCCGGAGCAAAGATACATCGTATCAAACGCTGTGGGGGAGTTAGTTCCAGTAATGGCAGACTCAGCATTGACGAGGGTGGTGAGCATGTCATTTTGCACTTCGATCATGGACTGTCGGGTAGGACCAATGAATAGCACTGAACCAGAAGCCCAGTTGGCATCGGAAGTCCCGTCCTGACCTGCTACGATGGTTAAGGTCGTTCCTGCCACTGCCGTGACTTTAACAATTTCAAAGGTAGTGGGAGGATTGGCAGTATCACAGATGGTGGCATAGAACCAGTTACCCCCTGAGATAGCTGGAATGCCAGTTGCACTCGCCACGGTGAGAGAGGTCTTGCCAGTGGATACTGCGCTGATCGTAGTCTGAACGTTATTGGCAAATAGTTGCAGTGGCATACAGTCCTCTCAATTAAAATGGGATGCCGTCGTTGCAGACGGCATCCCAAATTCTCACCGTCAGAAACCTGACTGAGTTAGTTGTCGATCTGAACCGCAAGGGCAGTGGCAGGGAAAGTGGGAGCCGCGTCCCCATTGTTCACGGTCTTGGGAGTGCCCAAGGCTCCATAGAACAGGACATTGCCACCCACCGAATTGTCCATGATGGCGATGCCTTGAATCACGCCCCAGTTGGCGGTGGGGGACGGGAAGGTGATGGAGCCATTGTTGGAGGTAGTGCCACTGGTGCCAGAGGAAGCCGTGGTGGAAGCAGTCGCCTGGGAACCAGCCCAGTTGGCGAGGGAACTGGTCACAGCGACACGCGCATAGGAACCGCCGGTCACTTCCGTGCCACCCCCTGCATCCGTGGGGTCAGCGGTGAACAGGGCCACATACAGGGAACCAGGAGGCACAAATGCCTGCCCTCGGAACAGGAAGTCCAAGAGTTTGTTTTCCAGGTAATCACTCATCCCACTCATTTTGTCTCCTATGTATCAATTCAGTTGAAGGTAGGTGCACTTGCTAGATCAGGTTTTGATGATGAAGTTCATCGCAATGAACGGAGGCAGGTTGTTGTGAGCTGCGCCTCCACCTGTGGTTGGGGATGGGCGAGTGGTGTTCAGGGTAGAGTCAGCCAAGGGGCTTCCGCCATTCCAGGCTCTGTTGCCAGTGATCGGGAAAGGCCCACCAGCAAGGGACGCGGTAACTGCCTCTTGCAGGCCATTGCCAAATGGCCAGGCGCCATCAATCCCATGGGAGTGCACAGGAGTCTCGTTGGCAGTCAGGGTATGGGTTGCCTCGCCACCGGTACTTCCCAGCAGATGGGAGTCACTCCTACCCATGACCATGTTGCTTCTGGCGTCAGGCAGGTTGAACGTGGTAACGCCGTCTCCAGCTCCCCACACAGTGCCAAGAGTATCAAACAGGGCAGCATATGTGGTGCGCGAGATGGAGCTGCCATCACACACAAGCCACCCAGTAGGTGTGGCGCTCCCAGCGAAGGGGATCACAGCACCAGTAGGGACAATAAGAAGGCCAGCAATGAAGCTGGTCAAGCCTGTGATATCAGCAGGAATGTGGTTGTGTGCAGAAGGCGGGAAGGCTGTGGGCTTATTCTGGATGGCGCTCCAATCAGGAAGGAGGTCAGCCAACTGGATGTAGCTGGCTGACAAGTGCTTGTCTCCAGTTCCAGTGTAGCAGTAGCGATTGCCATCCGTGGTGATGACAATAGTGCCGTTACCGATCTCAGCTTCCTGTCCAGTGGTCAGATCAACCAGAAGCCCTGAAGACACGATCTGGACCGAGGAAGGCAGGATGGGAAGCCGGGCAGGATCGATGGTGCCAGTAGCAATCGCACTGGCATCATGAATATGAACCAGAGCAGCCTTCAGAGCCTCAACCCCTTCTGCACGAGTGGCCTCTGCTCCCACAGCAGACGTGAATGCTGTCGTCAAAGTAGCGGACATCCCTGAGAGAGCACTGTAGAGCGCAGGAATATTGATGTTGGTAATCGTATTCAGCGTGTTGACCAGGTAAGGCAGGGTGGCGTTGCGATGACCGTCAGCGTCATAGGAAATCACCCTGGTGAGATCAATACTGTCCGTGTTGACGATGGTTTGTCCATACGTCAGCAGCACATCACAGATCAGCACTCCAGAAGGTTCCGTGCCGGTGGGGTCAGGCCGAACAGGCGTGATGCCTTCCACACCCTGATGAATAGCAAAAGTGACTCCACCCCATGTGTTGTAGTTGACGGTAGGTCCTGCAGGGGTGACAATTGGGGTGTCATTGACAACGCTAGGCAAGGCAAAGATACTCAACCATTTCTGGTTGCCTACCCCTACGACAACTGTGGAGGCGCTCTGAGAGTCATGAGAAAGATCAACTCCCTGGTCTGAAGGAAGAACCCCATGTTGCCCTTGTCCCCCAAGCAGTCCAAAGTAACACCGGCCAGCACCCACGGTGATACCCATACCAGGAGTGTCCAAGGGCCTGGGTAGCATACCACTGTAGGCATACTGAATTCCCAGGTCTTTGATCAAGGATGCAAACATCACATCCACATTGGCCTGAAGGTCATTCAGGTCCTCCATAGTCACAAGTTGATCCAGGAAGAAGTTGAGCAATTTCATGACTGGCTCCTATGCCAAGGGGATATAGTTGAAATCAATGGAAGCGACATGAGGGAACTCATTGGCATTCAGATTGATGTCTTCGTTGTAGGACATCACGATGTTGCGGACTCCAGGAACGCTCTGCAGGATGGCAATGAGGGGTGAGGTATACAACGTCATCCCAAAGGTAGGCACGAATCCCCAGATGTTGGTCTGCGTGGGGTCAAACAGGGAATTCAGAAGAGACACGATTGCAGCCTTCACGGTTGCAGCAGTGAAACCTGGTTTGATGAATAACTGGAAGCTGAAGTTCAGTTCATGGTAGGCTACATCCCCGATCTGGGGAACGGTGCCCATAACTACTGGCCGAGTAGTTGTCAGGTAGTTGATCACTGCCTCCTTTAACGTATCCGAAGGCGTGATGGTTCCAGTGGTGGAAGTCTCTGGGAGGATATAAATCTTGAGAAGGTAGTGGGGCAGAGAGGGGTCTACTTCCCAATTGACCACACTGCTGGAGAGCACCCCAGGGATAGCAGAGACAGCCTCCTGGATATCAGGCAGGTCCAGAAGCACACGGGGAGCCCGCAGATACGCAATGGCGTGCTGTCGGATCTGGTCCATGCTCTCAGGGTTGCCACCAGGATCAGCTGAAGTAGGATTGTCAGCCGAGATGAAGAGGACTGCATTGTTGCCAGCATCTCGCACTTCCGTGAGGCACTGTAGGAGAGAGTGCGGTGCGATGGCTCCCAGGGAACCTCCACCCGTCTTGAAGTTGATTTGCCCAGCTCCACTCAACCTGGGGATGCTCCCAGTCACGCCATCTCCAAAGACGATGGAAACTGAATAGTCCACTAAGGACACGATGGTTGAGTAGACCAAGGAGGATGACGTGGAGTCTACAAACGATTCCACATAGTCCCAGGGGGTTCCATCGATCAGGACAGAGATAGTGGGCGGCATCACCCCAACCTGGTTCAAGGTTATAGTCTGACCAGGTGCTCCCGTTCCAGTGAATTCCTGAGTCTGAGACTTCTGCTGAAGAAGATTCACAGGTCCAGCGGCAGTGGTGTTCTGCAGGAAGGTAGCATCAGCCACGAGTTCATACGTGATCCCAGGAAGCGAGGTGGCAAACGTGGACCCTGCCGGGACTACAGTGTCATTCGTAACAGCCACTGGAATAGAGAGATTGGCGCTCACAGCTGAGGGGGTGGCACACTGTGGAGTATACCCACATCCCTTGGCATGGGCCGTGATGCTACGAGGATCCAAGGCCCACTGAATGAAGCATTCTCTCGCCATCTTATTGATATAAGCATACATCAATTCTCCCAGAGCCCCAGTGGATTCCAAGAGCGCAAACATGCTATTGGAACTGGACTTGTCAGACCAGTCTGGGTAGAAGTTGCTAATGATGCTAATCAGGTCCTGCTGAATATCAGCAGCGGTCACGCTGGTGAGGGGCAAGGACGATGCAACAGACATGGTGGCTCCTAATAGATGACGGTCGTGTGTTGTGAACCAGAAGTTTGCCCAGGACTCTTCAGCGTGTATACAACGTCAATTGCATACTTGTTCTTGGGGGAGTAGGTTTCGGTGATAGTCACACCATCGGGGGTTAGAACGATTCTGGGTTCCCAACGTATGAGAGCCTCATACACGAGGCTCTGCATAGTTTCCTTGGTAGTGGCTGCTGAGGGTTCAAACAGAAGCAACCGGGCTCGGCATCCCCACTCAGGATTGAAGAACCGTTCTCCAGGCACTGTCATGAGGATCTGTTGGATAGACTCCTTGACAATCTGGGCAGTGTTGTTTTTGATAAAGCGTAGCACACCCTGGGGTAATCCCCGCTGTGTTATGGGAAAGCCAAACCCAGAAAGCTGTTGGTTGGAGGTTGCCACGGTAGCTCCTACACAATCTTTTTGATGGAGTCAGAAAGGTCTTGGACTTCACGAACTAACTTCATGATGTCAGGAATGGCGTTTCTCACTAAATCCCGTATCATCAGCGCGTCCTTCTCAGCTTGTTTAATGAGAGCAATCTGATCATGGATTTGTTGCAGTATCAGGGTGGTTTTGCCCCCGTGTGCATACCGCAAGGCAGCTTGTAGTTGATTGATTGTTGCCCATGCAGTCTGCTGAGTGGTGATATTTGCCAACTGTTTGACCATCTGCAGGTTGTTGGCACCAATTGCATTTGTAGCTGCGACAATTCCTGCCCCTTTAAGGGCACCGATAGGCCCCAAAGCTAACGCGGATGTTCCCCTGGCTACCATACGGGCTTTGGAAACTACCATTGCAGCCATGGATACTACGAGTTGGGCCTTTTGTAAGGCCAATCGTTCAGTGGCTAGGACGCTGGATACACTGGTATTCATACTGGCCCCTCAAGAGCAGTGTTGTTGGGAATATCCAAGGGGTGAACATGATGTGCAGAGTTCTGGGTGGAGAGGAAAGTGCCATCAACAGTCCCGTTCCCCAGTAGATTAAACTCACCCGTGAAATTGAGAGTGGGGGCTGACACGTTAATGGCAGTCAGACTGACAATGTCCACAAGAGTATCGCTTTGCAACGTAAGCGTGTTGGCAGAGTAGATGGAGACGAAAGCTGAGCAGGTGATGTCGATGTTGTCAGCAGCATCGATCTTGATCAAACCCAGGGATGTAACGCGTATTTCATCAAAGGCTTCCACATAGCATGTGCCTTGTGCGCTGACTTCCACGGCTCCCATGGACTGAACCGTGACGTTCTTGCCCTCACACTTGATGTCCCCATCACTCGTCAGGTAGATTTGAGTGGGGTCAATCAACACACTGTTGCCGGGAGACTGTTCCAGTAGGATGCTGCCCGCCGTTCGGTCTATGACAATCTTTAAGCCTTCCGCTGTGGCTAATACAACCTTTCCAGGGACCATGTCATCAGTCATATCCTGGTCTCCCCACCAACCACCGTGCCAGATGGGTTTGTCTGGGCGGCCATGATCAAACCGCACATAGACGTATTCCCCAATATCAGGAATAGCCCAGAAACCGAATCCATTACCAGCGTATGGGGTCTCAGGCCAACTCCAGACTTCAGGCCAGCTAGAACCGTGTACCTGCTCACAGTGTAGCATCAACCTTCCCTGGTTCTTGGGATCTGCATTGTCGATGATGCTGGCTCGATACACACCATAATATAGGCCAATAGCCTCCAGGCCAGACTCCATAATGCGCTGAATAAACTCACCAAAAGAATTTATCATGATTACCTCTAATGCCAGAGTTGCCCGGTGGTTGCACTCACAGACGCGGAAATAGGTTTGAGAGAAGAGTCATGCGAGGATTGCATGTTGACAGGAGCCTTCACCTTGGCCCCTCCGCCAGCGTTGGTGCCATGCCGATTTAGCTTGAACTTACATTCATAGGTTCCCTTGACCTTGATGGCGTGGTGCACCTCAGAAATGTAGTAAAGCCCTGAATCACGCTTGGACACACCCTTGACCTCCACGACCATACGAGCCAGGGCAGATGGGATACCCACAGAGTCCACAGTGAGATCTGCATGCTTCTTTTGTTCCCGTTGATTGATGGAGGATGCCTGAAGATCCGCGTTTATGCCTGCAAAATCAGGTGAAGATAGGATTGCTTGGATGTCAGGTGGCAGGTTATCAGGTAGACCTCCCGTGGGTGACTGTGGCATGCTTTGTGTAACGACTACAGTTGCCTTGTCTATGAGAGGCTGAACTGCGTTTGCCACCCAGTCATGACCATCCCCGGCATACACATTCAACTCTTGAGCAGGGTTTCCTGAAGCGTGACAGCTCACGAGTTTAGAACCAGGATCGACAGTCTTGATGATAGTGCTGGTGGCTGCACCTAAGTTGGAATGCACGTCCACTTCCATCTTAGCACTGATGATGGTGCTATCCTCCCCCTGACCGAATACCAGTGTGAGAGCAGGGGTCGCACTGAAATCTCTTGGTGCAAAAGTGATTGTCTCTGATGAGTAGGAAACCTGGTATCCGAATCGGTCTGCTAAGACCCGCAGCATCTGACGGTCTGACCAATTTCCCTGAGAGAAACCATCTAGGGATTCGGTGCCGCCCTTCAAGCTCAGCATCAGGTTATTTCTTTTGGCCACTTCCTTGACGATGGTGGCAAGGGTAGTCTGGCCATAGTTCTTTTGAGGGCGTCTAGCAGCCAAGGTGGCACTCTTGGTAGTGGCATGGATGACGGAAATAATCCCGTGCTTGTCGTATTCCGTGGAGGACTTCATCAGCACATAGCCAGTGCGCTCTCCACTAAAGATGCCAGTCGTGGAATAGCCCCACTTAATACTCAGGACAGCACCGACTCGAAAGAGGGTGCTGTCTGAGATTGCAAAGTCACTGTCATAGCAGTGGATGTCAACCTCGTTGTCGCCTTCGTCCTTGTCGATGATATCCACCTGAAACATATTCAGGTCTTCAGACTTGAACAGTTTGCCACCAATTGTGACAAAGACCTCAACTCCACTATAGCTGTTGACCGTCATGGAGAATCTCCGATTCTACAGTTTGCTTTGAGGGGATGCGCAGAAGAACACCGGGTTCCAGATACATGGGGGAGCCTGACAGCACATCCGAATTGTCGTCCCAGATCACCCACCACAGTTTGACATCATTCAGGAACCTAAAAGCCAACTTGGGAAGAGTGTCCCTGGGTTGAGTTTCATAAGCAGAGTCATCAGGCCGGTCCTTACACGCGAAAGGGACACGGATGCTCCACTCAGGAACCCCGTTGATAAGGATGAGGGGACAACGCGTGGTGAGGGCATGAATAGGGACGTTGATCATTTCTTAGCTCCTGACCCGGAATACTTGGTGGCATCCCCAAGTGCAGCAAGTTTCAGTTTAATGGATGCTTCATAAGGAACCAGAGAATCCAGGTTTCTGGAGATGTAGGTCACTTCTAGGTCCTCCAAAAGAAACTGAATTCCAGTGTAGAGGCCACCGATGTTGATGAATAGGGGGTGGGGTGCCCCAATGTCATCCTGTGGACGAATAAGACCCTTGAAGGCAGCAATTTGGTTCAGAACTGCGTTATTGGCAGATACCCGGTCAGCTGTAATTCTGTTCTTGGCAGCGTCAGAGTCACTCAATGCTGGGGGAGGCTGCAGGTTCTTGACCATGGTCATCTGAGGAGAACCATCAGGATTGACCCCACCTGTAGGAACCTGGAGCCAATACGAGTAGCCACTCAAGGCCCCGGCTCTGACAGCCCCGATGTCTCCAGGCGTGGGGGTTCCTGGATTCGTATAGGCAGCCCCAACCAGGTAGATATCCAGTTCCACATCATCCTTGCCACCACCTACCCAATGGAATCCTGCAGTGCGCTGGCCCACGATGAGCTTCTCACCAAAGTGGGTGGTGCACTTATCCTTGTGGGTGAAAGGCTCAAACTGGAAGGGGAACTGTGCCAGAGTGATCACGTCAATAAGACTGCCATGCTTCCTGGGGCCGGCTGCAGTTGCCGGGTTGGAGGGCACGGAGGGGGAGGACGAAAAGCCATTGTTATCGACATCACTGGGCATGGCTTACTCCTAGTTGGAACCATTAGCTTGGGAGTTGCGTTGGTGCTTGGTCACGGTAGTGGCAATCTCTCGGCCATCCAGATGAGTATGTGAGGTCACCATAATCATCTCAGGTCCGTGCCCTGCGAATTTATTCAAGCTAGCTGTGACTGATTCCAAACTGTCTTTAATGATGTTAGTCTTCGCTGCAGGAGATGCAATTGAAAGACTCTCAGCCTGACGCACAGTTAGGGTGGAAGTGGGCACAGGACGCTTGTCTGGATCCAGGGGGAGATCCGCAGCGGTCATGTTCTTGAACATTGGGATATTCTGGATCTTGTCTATGAGTTTGCCAATCCAATTGAATGCCCAATTTAGATTGTCCTTGATCCAAGTAAAGAGGCCACCCAAGACAGTCCCTATGGCTCTGCCAAGAGCAGCAAAGAAGTTCATCAAGGGCTCCCAGTATTTCATGACCAGGGTTCCTGCCTGAGCCAACCACCCAGCATTGATAGTTGCGCGTCCAAGATGCTCAGAGAACCAATTGCCCATAGAAGAGAGGGTGTGGTATTTTCGCATATGCTCAATCAACTTGGCAACCCCATAAGCAGCTAGCATAGCACCCATAGCTACCAGGATAATTGGGTTAACCATCAACGCTGCATTCCACAAGCGGGTGGCAAGAGTGGCTCCCTTGGTAACTAGCGTGAAGGCAGCAATGCGGATAGCAGTGGCATTGGTGAGAAGCATGTAGGCTCCCATCAACGCCTTGCCACCTGCCAAACTGATGTTGTAGAGCCACACTGCGAGTCGGGCGGCATAGAAGATCCCTACAACAGCACCCATGACCTTGCCCAGATCCTTCCAGGTATTAGGTGATGCAGCATTTCCAGCATCCGTAAATAATCCCACAAGTTTGCCCAACCCATAGATCAGGTTCCATACGGGAGTCAGGAGCCAGAAGATGATTCCACCCAAGTAACCCACACCTTTGGCCACAAGCATGAGACCTGACCACAGTCCAGCACAGACCTGATACACTCGGTAGAAGGCCATGAAGATGGAGATGGTCACATCCAGGAGTCCAGCCTTTTGCAGACTGTTAGCCATGCCCATGGACATCCTGCCTACCCCATCTTGAAGACTGGCAATCAGGGTATAGACACCAAGGAACACAGCCTTAGCGGTGTTCCACCAGCGGGTGATGGTATCCGCCACACCCAGGAAATTAGTGGTCCAGGTCATGTAGAGGGCTGCTGCAGCAGCTGCAACTAGGGCAATGACTGGGAGAACTCCTGAGAGGGACAAAGCCACAGAAGAGAAGATAGGTTCCAACTTGGTCCAGGCTACAAACACCAGGAGAGACGCACCCAATAGGAAGAGCAAAGAACCTGCAACAGCCATGAGCACAACCCCGATTTTGACAATGTTGGGATGCTGTTTGCTAATGTCAATGAGCCAGGTCATAAGGGTTCGCAGAGGAGTGAGAATCCAGAGGATGCCCTTCAGGACCAATCCCAGGCCCTGACCCACGGCAGTGGCAAATCCTTTCAGGTTCTGAGGATCAAAGATTTTGATGAAGTCCTGGAATAGTTCCTTCATGGCGGGTTTGAACTCATCCCCGATTGCAGCACCCAACATGATCATCCGGTCTGTCATGTTGGTGAGCATACCAGGAATGGTAGTCATCAGGGTCTGCATGGCGTTGGGAAACTTACCCGCCACGACCTTGTTGAAGGCTTCGATGAACTTCTCAGGATCAGCACCAGGGGCAGACTTGAAGGTGCCACGCTTGTCCTGGATCACAGGAGCACCTGCAGCCATGAGTTCCCGCCAACCGATACCACGAGCCTGAGCAAACCTCATAGCCTGACCGAAGGCTCCGGTATGAACCTTGCCCAGAGTCTGAGCCATGACTTCAATGCGCTCATTGAACATGGAGGCCCAGTCACCAGCCACCTTTAATTCCTTCCCCACGTTCTGGGCTGAGATTCCATATGCCAGGAGCATTTTGGAAGCCCCCATGACTTGGGGAAGGGTAAAGGGCATGTTGACTGCTGCGGTCTTCATCTGTTCAAATACAGCATTTCCTACTTGGATGGATTTGGTGAGGGTCTGGAACTGGAGCCGGAACACTTCCAGGTCAGCGGCCTTCTGGAGAGATACCTTGCCCAACATGACGAGGGAGCCAATTAAGGCTCCACCCGCCACCATGGCTGCAACACTGACTCCAAAGGTCTTCCAGGCTGCAGTGGTCTTCAGAGCATCCCCTTGCATCTGTTTGGTTAACCGGGCAGAGGATGCCCCGATGTTGCCAGCTTGACGAGAGAACAAGTCACGAAGGACAATTGAAACTCCCATTCCCAACATGTCCATCAGTTCACCCCTCAGCTATTTTGGCTTCATGTGCAAGTTGTTTATCGTGAATATGTAACAGGGCCTTCCTTTCCGAGATACTTAAACTCAGATAATCAGCGAACCCCAGCTGTGCTCCCCCTTTGGCGAGGTAATACCAGTTGGCTAGGAGATCACGCTGGGGATCATAAAATCCGGCTGCTCCAGGAGGTCAAAGGAAACCTCGGTGGCGCAGTTGGCGCAGTTGATCTTCACCGACGTGTCCTGGAAACCCTCGTGCTCCCGCACGGTCTTGCGCAGTTCTGCCAGGAGTTTGTCCCCAACCTTGTTCAGAAGTATGGGGGTGTAGACACCGTTGTTCAGGAACTGTGGATTGCGCAGTTCCAGATCCGTGAGCAGGTCCATGGAGTTGCGCTTCTTCAGGGCCTTCATCTCTGCAACCCCATCCATGAGGCTAAAACGGATATGGAGCCCAGGTCGCACAGTGGAATCGTACTCCACCATGCGCTCATTCCCCATGGGATAGGGAGTGATGGGGAATGAGTCCACATCTGACAGGTTGACCTCCCACTCGCTTTCCACGGCACATTGGGGACACTTGGTCTTGAAATTGAAGTCATCGCCCATGGATTCCCTCCGAATATTGAAGAGCAGGGCCTGACGATCCCCGGACAGGAGACTGGTGACCAGATCCATCTTGGCCTTGTAGTCAGAAGGCAGATCTGCTTCATCCAAGGAATCCACGCATGCAGCCAGAAGTTCGTTGATGGCGGTGCCATTCATGACCTTGACTTTGTCCGTAAAGTTCCGCTGTTCTTTGCCAGTCATTTCCTTGACAGTAGCAACTCGGCCACTGGGAAGGGTGATGGTTTTGACGTCACTCAGGCCATACAGGAGTGCCATCATGTCCACTGGCGCATTCTCGGTCATACAACCTCCAAAGGAAAAGGGCAGACATTTCTGCCTGCCCTTGTTTTACAGAAACCACTGCGCGCAATGAATCAGACTTAGAGGTTGAGGGCACCTCCGATGCTGATGCTCAGGCCCTTGCCCTTGCCAGGGATGATCACATCGCAGGACAGCTTGATCTTGTCGATGGCATTGCCTTCACCGATCTTGTCCAGCTCAGAGGGATCGATTTCCACAGGGAAGCAGCCATCGATTTCCCAACTGTCCACGATGGTGACACCGTCACTGGAATACTCATTGATGGTGATGTTCTTCTTGTAGATGTCCGGGGTGCCCATCGACCCATCGTTCAGGTTGATGACCAGGGCCAACCAGTCCTTCCACCATACGGCAGACGATTCCGCAGGTTTCAGGCAATCCAGTTCGACATGTCCGAACTCGACCTTGGAGGCAGTGGAGATGATGAAGGGGCCTTCACCGTGCTTGGCCACCTTGACTTCCGTCTTGGGGATCTTGCACTTCTGCACGTAGGCTGTTTCCAGTCCATCGCACTCAATGGCGAAGCGAAACAGTTTGCGGGGGTTGATGGGGATTCCAATTGCTCCCATGTGGTTCTCCTTTCAGTTCAAGCGGTTGAGGGAAGGTTGATGACGGTCTTAGGTGGCACTCGGCATCGAGCCGCCCTGGGCAGAGACAGCCGTGTTGAACATGGACAGGAGGCTGTTCACTTCGCTGGTGAGGTCGATTTCGTTGATGAAGCCGACAGGGACCATGCTGATCTTGACCTTGTATTTGCCGACAGCCAGATCAGTGGGATCGTTGTAGCGAGCATCGGTGACGACAGAAGCATCTTGGTCACCGTAGTAGACCCAACCAGGATAGATGGCGCTGGCCTTCTCCAGCATGGACAGGATCGGCTTGACCTTGTTGTAGGCAGCACGCCAGGTCTTGGGCAGCATGGGATCGAACAGCTTGCTGGTGTAAATCGGCTGGAGGTTCTCATGCAGGTCGATCAACATGCGGCGCACGTGGATGGCGTCCAGGGCGGAAACGGTGCCGGCAGGTCCCTTGGCCGACATGCCCTTGTTGAAAGTGGAAGCCCCCCAGATCACAGGGCCGAAGGAGGGGTGGCTGCCGATCACGTTGCAGCCGCTACCCACGAGAGCATCAGCCACAGTCTTGCGAGCAGGGCTGAGCAGGTTGAGGGCAAAGGTCTTCACGTTGGGGAGCAGACCACGCTGGGAACCAGCAGGAGCCATGAAACGGGCACCCACAGTATCGTTGTAGCTGTAGGCACCGATGACGTCCATCAGAACACCACCCGCTACGTCAACACCCAGGTCACTGTTGTAGGCAGTGAGAGCGGTGCCGAAGTAGACGGCGAAGTAGGTGGAATTGACGGTGGCCAGGTCCCCATCCAGGAGGGTCTGGGCCTCATCAGGAGTGGAGTTGGGATCGATTTCATACAGGCCGATGAAATCCTCACGACTCTCAGCGTAGGTGATCAGGTTCTGGGCGTGAGCGACGGTGTAGACACCCAGGGCGCAGAGCGTGTCCATGTTGAGGACGTCATGGAAGTTGGTGAAGAGGGCGTTCACGGCGACAGTCTTGGGGTCCGGGGTGGAGGTGCCCCAGGTGCCATCCGAGCCGGTGGTGCCCATCAATTCCGTGGCAGTGGTGGTGGCGGGGGCAATCACAGTGCCGGTGACGGTGACGGTGATCAGCTTGGACCACAGGTTGATCAAGTTGAAGAGGTCTTCGATGGTCCCACCAGCGGGGGTGACGAACACCTCTTCCAGATCCGTGTTGGGGGCATACCGGGTCTTCAGCGCCCAGAGACCGCCATTGGCTGCGCCGCTCACGAAGTCCAGTCCCAGGACGCCGTTGGCCCAGGAACCCACGGTCTTAGCAGCGATGGTGAAGTTGCTGCTGGCCTTCAGCCAGTTGGTATCCCCCACAGTGATAGCCGCAGCTGCGGCATCCGAAGCGACCAGACGCTGGACGAACAAGGAGGCACCCCGCTGGAAGGCCCTCTTGATCTGGGGATAGAACGGGGAGCGGATGGCGTCAGCGCCACCGAAGGTGTTCTGGAAGTCCTGGAGCGTGGTGATCTTGTAGGGCTTGTCGGTGGGCCCGAACAGGGTGGGGGTGATGACGCCATGCGCTCCATTCAGGAGGACAGGGAGCACCCCGGAGTTGTCGATTTCCTGATACCCGACAAAGGGCAGTTTCGCAGATGTTGCCATGAATACCTCCGATGGTGTGTGGTGGCGTGTTGCTCACCTGTTATTAGGGAATGTTACAAGGGCACTCTGAAGCATCAAAGCTCAGGTCATCAAGAGGGTAGTGAAGCCGTGACAGAACTCTCAGCCTCAACAACCGCACTCAACACGGCAGTTGCCTGGCCCATAATGAAGAGAGATTCCAGTTCATCAGGTGCATCCGTGCTAATGAGATCCACGTCAGCCTGAATCTGGGTGATGGCTGGGTAACTCACAGCGTCTTCATGGATGTAGTCAGGAACTTCAACCCGAATGAGAGTGACCCGCCAGAACTTAAAGTCTTGGACCACATCCCTATTGATGTATCCAGCAAATTCAGTGTCCAGGCGCTGAGTGGTCCATACTCCAAGGTTGCTGTCATACAGTAGCAATCCTTGTCGGGGGCGCAGGGACCTACGAATCAGCAGGTCAATCTGGCGGGCAGCTGGCAGGTTATCTGCCAAGGTAACAAATTGATACAGCAAGTTGTAAAACTGTGGCCAGGGTTCAAGCGAGTGAACCATGTCTTGCCCGTTGTCCCCTCTCAGAGAGGTGTGGATATTTGCTTGGCAACCCCCACCATTTTGAAAATTGGGGGTGTCTGAATTCTTCATGATGGAGAGTGCGCCAGAATTTACTGGGAAGTCCTTCTTGGTCACGAGGTTGTTGTATACCAGGAAGTTAGTGCCCATCTTTTCTTGCTCTCGGGCCACATTCATCCAGATGCTGCGTTCTACGTCTTCATACATGTTGGTCATGGTGTCCCCTTAGTAGCTCGTGCCTCAATTTCCAGAAACGCCTTCTTGATGGAGATACCAATCTTGGTCTGAGCACTGCGCCGGCTCTCTTCGAGCACTGGGTGCCACAAGGGACGGGCAGGAATGTGCTTGGGATCATACCCGTATTCCAGTGCAAATGCAATCTGGTATGCAGGCGTGATGTGCCCTGTGTTAGGGTCAATCCACATAGCAGACCGCATCAAGCCCACTTCCAGTTTGAACTCTGCCTCAGTATACTGCCAGGTGATGTTCTGTAGGTAGGAACTGGTCATAATGTAGATCTGCTCAGAATACCCGTGCTTCTTTTTCTCTGCCAGCCAAGAGTCGCTGAGAGCCACCCAGTTCAAGTCCTGGTTCTGAATATGCATCCGAGCACATCGCTCAACCTGCAGACCGATCTGTCTCATGGTCTTATGCAGGTTGAGTCGAATGAGTTCTTCAAGTTGGGACAACAGTGGCAAGTTGTTGTTGGTAATCACCATCTCCAGATCATCTGTCATAGCCTCTCCCTATATGGCAGGACCAACAGTGCCTGGGCAGTAAACAATGGAAAAGGAATAACCATTTGCGTCTATAGAAGAGATGGAGAACACCCCACTAGTATGCTCTGCCTCAGACGGCATGTAGGCAGGATCAGCCTGAGTTAGCTCAAGAACGAAACTATCTGGCACCGCTACAGTGTTTCCAGCAGCAAGGTTGGAGCTACCATTAAGAGTTCCTACATAACCACCCTGTAGACTGGTCTGAATGGATACCTCTGCAGTGTGTCCGTTGAAATGGTTAACGGTGAGATTCCAGTCAACAGGAGTGACCAGAGTGCCATCAGGATTTTCAGAAAGCATAGGAGCATCTGAAGTTGTGATGGTGTAGTAGGGTTCATTGGAGGGGGCAATACAAAGGACCGGGCTGACACCTACAGTACCAGGTATGGTGCCATAGGCAGTGTTAGCATTTGCTCCTATGAACCCATTCATGCCAGCCAAAAGGAACTCAAATTGGAACTGCCCCAACCACAAAGCATAGGAACTGGTAAGTGAGATAATGAAATCGTCTGGCACTGGTAAGTTGCTTATGTTGTTTATGTCTTGAGACACACCATCTACTAGGACTGTGACTGCCTGAGGAGCACTTGTCAATTGATTACCAAGGCACTGCAATAAATCCAAAGCCATGGGTAGCGTGCAACCGTCATATCGAATAATGTGCACATGGAATTCACTGGGGGCGTCCTGAGCACCTGCAGTAAAAGATGGAGCACAGGTTGGCATGGTAAGAGCACCAACTGCAGGGAGGTTGTCAAGACTATAAGGATTGCCATCCCCATCCCGATCTGCATCACCCCACACCACAAAGTCGTATCCGCCGCCCACTACAAAAGCATCAGCAACGGTCATACGAACATAGACAGTCTGATCACCCACGTCTTCTTTCACTACAACCACTGCGGTGTAACTTCCCACTGCTGTGGGAGTGCCACTCAGAACACCAGTTGTGGGGTCTATGGACAACCCTGGGGGAAGTCCCGTGGCCGAGAAGGAAATGGAATTACCCACTCCAGTTGGAACTACTGGAGATATGGGGGTGCTCTGGTTGAAAGAGGTGGGGCATGGATACAGAATGGTTGTGGGGGTAACCACAGCCTCAACCTCACTTCCAGGTCCCTTGCCAATGTTTGCGGAACCCACAAAGCACATGAAGTTGGGTTTCATGAATTGGATAAGCGTCACAATCTGGGTCTTCACCTCATCCGGCAGCGTGTCCCCAGGAACACTGATTTTAAAGAAGGGGCTGTTACGGGAAGACAGGATAGATTGTGACTGAAGTTCCGATCGACCAGTCTGTCCCAACTGCCAACAGAACGAGTAGTCCATCTCAATGGTGGCTTCCAAACCCAGAATAAAGCGGATGACATTGACCAGACCTGTGGTGTCACCGCGCCTCTTGTAGATGTAGGCCAGGTTATCCGCAATTTTCCTGAGTTGTGTATCGTTGAAGCACTGGAAGGGGTTCCCACGGTGGGTGGCCAGATCCTGAATGAGTGGCGTGGTCTTGGGGTCCAAAAGGTTACTGGGCATAGCCTCCACAGTGGTTAGGAGGTCTGCCCAGATCTGGTTGAAACCCCACACAAAACTTTGAAAACTTCCATCTGCCTCATCCACTTCCCTGGAAATATTCGGCAAGAAATCAAATAGGTCAAATGACATTGTGGCTCCCTCTAACCTAGGATAGCAGTATCCTTGGAAATTTCCATCTCATAGAAGACGTATCCAAGGTCTGAGAACAGAGCGGATTCAGCCCAGAACTTGATGATGTATTCCACGCCATCCAAAAGAACCTTGTCAGTCTCCGGGTCTACCACGACCACAGCATCCACATCGTCTTTCCAGATGTAGAATCTCCAGCCATCCCGCTGCTGTTCACCTGTGGGGTCTTCATCCACGGTGTGGTATTTTTCTCCCTTGGCTCTGGTGAACTCAGTCAGCCCCACAAAGTCAAAATTACTTGTGCTGTCGTGCACAGCACTTTCCCCGTAGGGTCCCAAGGCTGTGGATCGATGCACCAGGGTGAATGGGCGCTTGAAGAAAGTGTCCCGCAAGTCCATGAGGGCACTTTTGATGGCAGCGAGGTCGTCAGGAGACAGTAGGCTAGCCACGGGCGGCCTCATCCACGAAGACTACTCCACGGCTCATGACGTACTCCATCCCAAGAGGAATGATGGGCTCCGCATCGATGGTCTTGCGGATGCCAGGGACGGGAGGCAGAAGGCCAAAGACGATTCCTTCCATCTCCTCCAGTTGCTTGAGTTCCAGAGCCCACACGTCTGACATGAGTTTGAAGAGTCTTCCACGCTCCTCAAACTTGGATTCAGCAGGTCCAGCTTTTGCCTCAACCACCTTGGGCTTCAGGATCTGCATGACCATGGGAAGAATGTTGATGACAGCCCGCAGAGCACACAGGGCTTTCCTGCGTTCCGTCAGGACATCATCGCTGATGTCAGGAAGCAGCGACAGTTGATGTGGGAAGAAACGATCCCAGTAAAGAGCCATGGCCCCATTCACTGCCAGGTCCACGTTGAATCCTGGGATAATCGTGGTGATGTCAGGGATTCGTGCCAGGAAGTATTCTTGAACAGTGAACGAGGCCATGTGATGCTCCTTACTTGGCGGTCTTGGAGGAAGAGGTCTGAGCAGCCTTCGCAGTCTTGATAGCTGCCAGATCCTCCTCAAGATCACCGGAAGCCTTGGTCAGCAGATCTTCCAGGCTCTGAGCTGCCGTTCCAGGCTCGCCCGTCCCGATAGCTGCCGAGGGTTCCGTTGACGCATTCTGCGTGGCATTGCTCACCGGCGCGGGGCTTCCCTCCGGGGCCTTTCCGGTCGTTTCAGCGGCGGGGGCGGAAACCTTCACCAAGCCACCAGCACGCAGCCACTCGCCAGTGTGCGGGGTGATCACGGTGACTTCTTTGACCAGTTTCCCATTGAGCAGCAGTTTGCTGAGCGGGTCATAGAACGACATGCCAGGATCAGCCAGCCTGACAAAGAAGGGAGGGGTGAAGAGGTTGGACATGAAAACTCCTTTTGAAGTGAAAGAAAATGGGCCCACAGTATGAGTGTGGGCCCAGGATTTAGCCTGCAAAGGCCCATCGACTGGCTTTAGTAGAGAGGCGCCAGCCAGGACGGGAAGGGAGCAGCACCGATGTCCTGCGTGGAATCCATGATGATGCGGGCATCGCGGAAGATGATGGCGAACCCGGTGGTCAAGGACACGTAGGTGCCGTTGATCTGGCGCTGGATGATGCGTTCCGACTCAACCTTGAGGGGCTGGGCAGTGAGCTGCACGGCGGCCATATCGGAATCGACCATGAGCAGCTGGCCGGAGGGCACAGCGTTGTGAACGTAGGCGTCCCAGTTGCGGGGCACCGGGGTCTTCAGGTTGAGCGTGAGCTCAGGGTCAGCGATCTTGTTGCTGCGCCGGAACTCGGTCAGGTCCAGCACGGTGTTGATCATGTCTTCACCGCCGACGATCTTGGTCCACTTGCGGTTGCGCAGGGCAGCGCGCACCGACATGCGGATGAAGTCGGCATACTGCAGGCCGACGCCAGCACCGGACAGATCGGAGGTCTTCTGGGTGATGCCGACGCTGGGGGCAGCTTCGGAACCATCCGCCTGGTCACCGTTGATCAGGGTGGTGATGAGCTGGGAACCGAGGCTGGAACCTAGCTTGACGCCGACATCCATGAGCCAGAGGCTGAGCATGGCGATGGACGAGTACTGGATGCACTCATCCGCGACTTCCAGGCCGATGCCGGTCTTGCCGACACGGACGGACTTCTGGCCATACTTCAGGGAGCCGAGGGTCATGGATTCAGCCACACCCAACTGCTGTGGGGCGTTGGGAAGGCCGGTCAGGTCCCAGAAGGGCATCACCTGCGTGAGCTGCGGGATGGGCTCTTCACGGACGATGAGATCCTTGTAGATCGGGGCGTTGATGAACCCTTTGCGAATGGCGTCCCTGAAGATTTCAGGAACCAGCCAACGCTGGGATTCGTCGCGGTCCAGGATCAGGCCCACGGTGGCGGTCATGGGATCGACATCGAGCTCAGCATACAGCTTGTCGATGGTCATGCCCTCGTAGTTGTCCTTGAGGTGCTGGGACAGGGTGACATCGAAGCCTTTGCTGCGCTTCTTCTCCATCTCTGCCACAAGTTTCTTGGGGCTCAGCTGTTCGGGGAACGTCATGGGTGTTTCTCCTTGAGGACTGCGTGGGAATGGGACGAAGGGTGGACAGAGATGGACGACAGGTTACGGGCAGGCAACCACGCAAGCGGCACCGGCAGCGCCACCCTGCAGAACCATGAACTTGCCAGGCGACACGAGGACGCCAGCGGTGGCCGAACCATCGTTCTGGGTCATGGTGATGACGGAGGTGTAGGTGTTGGGATCGGTGGACATCTGGGTGCCCTCACCGCTGGCCACTTCGGTCTCACCCGACAGGTCAGCCTTGTGACCGGCGACCAGACCACCGGTGCCAGCCACGACATCCATGATCTTGCTGCAGAACAGCTCGACCGTGGCCTTCATGGTGTGGGTGTCCTTGGCGACGATCTCACCGATGACGGGGCCACCACTCTGGGCGATGGTCATGTCACCCGTGATGCAGGCCAGGGTGCCGACAGGGATGTTGGCATCGGAGATGGTGAACTGCTGGGCCACCATTCCTTCGGGGGCTTTCTTATACATATGCTCTCCTTGGAGAAAAAGATGAGGTTGTGGACGAATTGCCCGCTGTTGGTGTGGTATTACCCGTGGATCGAAGTGACGCTGGCCTTCAGGCGCTCAGTTTCCATGTTGGTGTGGTTGTGCGTGTCAGGGATGTTGCCAGGATCAGTCTGCTGGGAAAGCTGACGGGACAGTTCTGCACTTCCGCACTTGACACAGTGCAGGGGAGCGATCTGCTCAGCCCGTTCCTTGTAGGTGGAAATGAAGGACTGGGCCACGGCCAGATCCGAATTGGAGATCAGGTTGCGCATGGTGTCGTTGGCCTTGGTGGCTTCCACCAGGTTGTAGAGGCGCAGAGCCTCATTCCGGGTGTCAACCACCAGCTTCTCACCCAGAGTCGCATTGGCCTTGAGGGCCTCCACTGCAGCCTTGAGGGTGGTCAGTTCCGTGGTGGCCGTGCCCAGTTCCACGACCTTGGTGGTCACGTCTGCCGTCAGGGCAGTAACCTGGGTGGTCAGATCAGTCTTGACCGTTTCGGCAGCGGTCAGCTGGGTCTGAAGTTCCAGGGCCTTGGCAGCCTGTTCCTTCAGTGCAGCAGTGATGGCCTCTTCAGTGGGATCATCCCCCAACGAGAGCCCGAGGGCAAGTGCGAGTTTCTTGGGGTCCACGGATACCTCCTGTGAAAAAGATTGTGAGTTGTGCGTCTTAGCTCCAGGGTCTGCACCCATCCAGACAACGCTGAGTTCATAGACACGATTAACTTTGGTCACCAAAGCCTGGACAGTCTTTCCATCCACAACTTCGCCCATCTTCATGTAGAAGTCCATGTCGGACATCTTGGGATGGGACTTGATGTGCTCAAAACCGATGGTGACGGAAACGCTGTCCAGGACACCGCTGATGACGCCCCGAGCTACCTTGGGGTCAGCTTTGGTATCCAGACGCATCATTCCAGTCACCCCATGGGGCACGTTAGGAGTAAGCTCATCCCAGAAACTTTCCTGGGTTTTGCCGAGCCAACCATCCACATCGAAGTCGTGATTCTTGAGAATGACCAGGTCATTGAACATCCCAGCCATGACAGCTTCCTTGAGGGCCTTCCCGCCCTCATGACCGAAGTTGATGGTGCTGTTCTGGACTTCTCCGGCAGACAGCATGCGGGTGGGCACCAGCACATAATCCTCATCCTTGGGATTGGTGTAGGATGAGATTTCCTCATCGGACATGGTAGAAAAGTCGATCCCCAGGGAGTTGATGCCAAACTGCTTGAGGGATTCTCGCTTGAGAACCTTTCCAGCGGCAGTTTCGTCCAACCCCACTTTCAGGGTGACAGTCATTGACAAGGCCATTACTCACCTTCCTTTCTCATACCGATTCCATAGACAATAGTGAAGAGGACCAGGATGCACAGGATGAGAACAGTTCCAAATACCTTCCAGCCACTCATTTCTTGTTCCCCTCTCTCTGTGCCTTCAACTGGGCCCGAAAGGCTGCCTGACCCGTAGTGATGGCATTGGAGGTGTTGATGGAGAGGATCATGCTGTCTGGTTTGCGCTTTGGGCGTTTCTCAGGTATCTTCAGGGGGGTTTCATTTTTGGTCATACTGCCTCCATTGAATAGGGGATTTCAGAAGCGTTCTCATAAAAGTCAACCACGGCGAGGCTATGCCGGCAGGATGGGTGGAATGGTGGGCAAGCAAATCCCATGGATTGAACGTCGGCATCAGAGGTCTTCTCCAACTCCTTGAGACCCAATCCACCCTTGAGGAAGGGCTTCACAATTGCCATGCCCTCAGGACCTGCGTTGATAACCTGGTCTAATCGGGTGAGTTCAGGGGCCAGTTCAAAGGTGCGACCCAGCATATCCTGGCAGTAGACGCAAGTCAGGTTATCATCAGGACCCACAACCTCAAAGGACCGTGCTCCAGCCTGTCGCATACCCTGGAGTTGACTGTAAGTCCTGGCTTTGGAGACAGTCGTGTCGATGATCATCCTGATCCGCCACTTCTCCAGATCAAGCTGTTCTCCCAAGGCATTCACAAAAGCCTGGAGTTCCCTGGGACTATTGCCAATAGCAGCGCCATTCTCAATATAGGCTTTGCGGATGTAATCCACCACAGCCTGTTTTACACCAGGGTCCTGGATAAACTGTCCAAGGTAGAGTTTGTCAGCGTTCTCCAGGTATTGGGCTGCGCGCCGATCTGCCAGGGTCAGGTTGGGACTGTTCCTGAGTGGGTCATCGGTCACAAACCCACGATAGGTAGAATCCACCTGCTTGTGAACCATCTCCTTGAACTGGGAGGAAGTCATGTCCAGGGTGTATTCATGCTGCAGGATGCTGTAGAGGCTGTCCACGACCTGATCCACAAGAGCAGAGTCATAGGTCAAGGCTGACATGTATTCAATGATCTTGTTGAACGCTGTTGATTCAGCTTTGTCCATCACGGACAGGACTTGGACAAAGATACCTCCGGTATCGGTCCTCAACCTTGGGTTCCTTCTTCTTTTCTGCGAAAGAATGATCACAGTGACTATGGTCATCCGTGACTTGCTTGAGAGTAGCAGGTTTCCCGTCCAGTTCCAGGTAGTTCATGTCAATCACGTGCTTGTATCGGCCTGAGTCCTTGTTGAACTCGAAGATGGCATGGGACTTAGTGGCGCCCTGCTTTTTCTTGACAGTGGAGTTCTTTTTGTTATTGTTATTGCCAGTGCTAGACCCACCAGGATGTTGCTCGATGTTCTGATCACCAGCTCCTGTCATTGCTGGATCAGGCAGCGGTTCTGACTCGGCAGGTGTGGTATAACCACAGAGTCTGGCTTTCTCATTCTGGTCGATGATCCCCTCTTTGTAGAGAGTGGAAGCATTGCTGATGTTGATCATGTCAGACTGGGCTTCTTGCAGGTTGCTCAGGGCCTGTGACGACTTGAAGGACACGATGATGTCTGCAGTGAGACCTGCCAGGGCCAGATCCAGCCCCCAACCAAACTCCAGAGCATGGCCTACCATACCCTGAATGCTCTTGAGCTGGGAGATCATCTTGGAATAGACCACGCTGGCATAGGTTTCCGTGGTGGAATAGGTGCGCCCGTGCATCGCAGGATCTGCCCCGATGGCTGAGAATAACTGCTCCTCGTTGAGCTTGAAAATCTCAGCGATACCTCTGGCATCAGCGGTCACGCTGTTAACCTCAAACTCAAAGGCACCCTTGAAACCCACAGCGATGCCATCAGCGAAGTTGTTCTTGATCTGGTCCGTGATCTTGTCCAGGTAGCGGGAGCACCGGTCATAGTAGGCTTCTCCAAGTTCTCCAGGCTTCTGAGCTGGGGGTTCCGTGGAGTAGGTCATGAGACCCATGAGACCAGCCTTCTTCATCACCTTGTTAATGCTCTTGAGCATCAGGCGCTGCAACTGGATGGGCTCCAGGGCAGCCAGGAATGGGGGCAAAGCGTAGGGGCTGCCTTCCATCATCTCCAGGTTGGAGTAGTGGAAGGTACGCTCATTCAGCACGATGGGAGCCAGATGAGACATGATAGCCATCTGGAACTTGGGAATCTGCACAGGATAGTAGCCCATGCGATCCATCTTGGGAACCCAACGGATTTCTGAGACAGGGACCAGGAAAACCTTCTCCACCCCATCCAATTGCCTATTGGGCACCCATTCCATAGAAGTGGCACCACTCCTGGCGATCTGGCCGAACAGGGCATTGACAAGACCATCAGGACCCACAGAATAGGGGAAGATCTGGTTGCTCATCTTCTCAATGCGAGCCACAGCAGCTTCGATCTTGGCGTCTTCCTCAGCGTTCACCGAAATGAGATGGCCTGTGTTTCCCAACTGGATGATGTGCCCCACGGCCTGTCGCAGATCAGGATTCTGCAGGGAGAGGTTCACCAGCAGGTCGTAAATCTCCATCGGCCACTTCTTGGGGAGCACGAAGGAGAACAGGCCCATGTCGCTGGCAAGTGACTGCAGGAATGGCAGGTCCTCAGGGATGGAAACACGTTTAGTGGGGAGACCAGCCTTACTGAAGGGTGGAGTCCCATCACCGATGGGATTCGTGTTTCGATTTCCAGACTTGCTCAGAAAGCTCAGAATGTTTGGCCATGCCATGGAATGCTCCTATGAGAATAAAACGGGCAAGTCTCGTTGTGGTTTGTAGCGAAGCCGCGCAAGTTGAGCCAGTGCGAGTGCGATCACGAGGTCATCGTTGTAGCCTTCATTAGCTCTGGGGTTTGGCATGCCGACATCCTGCCAGTTGAACACGATCATCTCATTCAGCGTGCGCATCCCATTGACCAGGAAGTTGCTCTGGGGGAACACGCCCTCCACTCTCAATCTGTCATGCTCTCGGATGAGCTCCTCCAACGTGGAGATGAGCACAGGACGATTGGCCTTGGTAGTGGTGAAACCTAGCATCAAGGTGTTCTCAGTCGTCAGTTTCTTTGTGCTCACTTCAACGTCGATGGTGGCGTCTTCCTTCATGTAGGCATAGATGTTGGGGTAGTTCTTGTCAATGAGTTTCTGCACAACCGTCAGACCCACACCATTGCGTTCAGGAACAAGCTGGGCCCAGTTGTATTTCTTCCCTAATGCCACAAGATAGTTGGTATATGTATCAGGTTTGCACATGACACGGAACTCAGCCACCTGTTCTCCGGTCTGCCAGTCCACTACCTGGGCCCCATTGTAGTCAGCCCCATCCCCAGTGGCTACGTCCGCACCGATGATGTAGAACCGGCCAACTACAGGTTCCTTGAAGATATACAGGCCCTCAGCCCGTTTGCCATAGAGCCCCTCCATATCCTCAAACTGATTGTTGTCATAGAGCACTTTAAGAGGTTTCTTGTGCCGGAGAGTGTCTGCCCAGTCCATGATGATGGCTGAGTCGAATACTGGACGGCCAGAGTTCAGAAAGTCACAGTCAACTTCCTGGGCGCACAGCGCCGGTCCCAACTCTCTGCGCTGAATGCGATACCACTGCTCGTCTCTGTTGGGATGCATCTTCCAATGGAGTTTGATTGGGTTGAAGTCAGATTCCTTGGAACAGGCATCCTTCCACTTGTTGGCAAAGAAATTGCCTAAACCGTTCGCAGTAGAGATAAGGATAGCCATTCCACCCGTGGACAGGGTAGGGAATGCAGCTGACCAAATCTTCTCGATCCACCGAACGAATGCAGCCTCATCCACAATCAGGAGGGACAGACCCTCTGACCGGCCTGCATCCTCCGAAGTAGGCACTGACATAATACGGGAGTTGTTCTTGAAGATCAGCTCTAGCGTGTTCTCGTGTTCAATCTCACCCTTCAACCATGGGGGCAAGTGCTTGTAGGTGTATTTGATCTTGTCCATGAACCGCTGGGCTGTCTTCTCCTTGATAGAGATGATTTCCACAGTCTGGTCAGGTCGGAACATAGCGAACCATAACGCAAACAGGGCTGTCAACCAAGACAACCCCATCTGACGTGGCTTCAGCACAATGTTAAAAATAGACAGCAAGAAGTGCTTTAGGGTAGCCTTCTGGAACGGGAACAACAAAAAGGGAATCCTACCCTTCACTGGGTCTTGGATAAAGCAGTAGTTGTTCAGGAAATGGGCAGGATTGGCTGCGCTCCTGAGGTACTCTTCCAACTCTTCCTTGCTCTCAGGGGGCCGCCAGCCATCTGTGAATTTCCAAGGAATCCTGGTATCCTCATACTTCAGGACCACTTCCTGCCTTGAAGCAGTCTTTTTCTTGGATTTGGTTGCTTCCTTGACACTCACTCGTCACCCCGCTCCTTTTCCCCAATAGACATGATCTCCCGGTCTTCATCAGTGAGTTCAATCACTGCTGGGATGTCTCTGATGTTCTTTACCTTGCGGGCTGAGGGGAGCACACAGGACAGAGTGCTGGCTGCAAATTCCTGCAACTGGTCTGTGCTAGCCATAACTCCATTGCCATTATTGATCTGCACGGACTTGGCATGGATGACCTGCTGTAGTTTCTGGAATCCACCACTCATCTTGATGAGATTGTCAATTCCATTGGTAGCTCGGTTGGCCAAGTCCAAGGAGGACAGCATGGCGCTATACATGGCTGCTCGATCCCGACCTGTGAGTGCCCCAAGTTTTTTGCCTTTAAACTCCACTGTGTTTTCGTCAGCCGTGTCAATATCTCCACGAATGATGTTGTATAGGGACAGAGCACGCCCACGATCCTGTAGTTTCATCTCCATAAGCATGTAGGCCAGGGCAGTCACGTCCCTGACGTTATTCTCTGTGTAGAACTTCTCAAATGTGCCTTTGATGGATACCAGGTCTTTCTCGATGGTCTCCATAGGCACATTCAAGGTTGCAGCCAGTTCCGTGACTGACATTAACTTACAGTCATGAGTATGCCCGTTGAGCATCCACTGAACCACCTCTTCCCTGCGTTCCTGAGTCTCCCTCTTGGCACCCAAGGGGTCAGTCATCGCTAGGCCAGTCTGCATGGTATTCACAGCGTGGTTCATTCTTGCAGGCGTGGTTCTGGGAGTGCGAATGATCTGTGTTCCATCATCCATCTTGTTGTCATTGAAGATAGGCTGCTCAGGCATCTTGACCTTCAGTTTGGGCAATTCCTGTGCTTCCCGTGATGGTTTCTTAATTGCTTCAGTCTTCTTGGCCTTTTTACCCAGCCTGTCTAAACCCGCTAATGCAGCCAATGTCATACCAGCCTCCTGTCTGATTCCATAGGACGAACCCAGCAAAATGTTGAACGAAAAATTGAGGTAGCTAATCGGTCTTTTCGGTCCTATACTTAGGGACGGAGGAAGACCGATATGACCAGAATGACAACTCTCAGTGGGTGGTGGCTCACGCTTCTCAGGAAGAGGGCCAAGGGTGACGTGGCGTTTCTGGCTAAACTCTGTGAAGTGGAACCCAGGACTTTAGGACGTTGGGCTAGTGGCGAAATTGCAATGCCAGCCAGAGGCCATCGCATTAGGCTGAGAAAGGTGGCTGGGGAAGACCTGTTGAACCTACCCACTTGCCCCAAGTATCTCCGTTCCAGGCCCAAGCATGTCGATTGAAATTGTCCCCTTTGACAGACGACTTCTTAGTGCCTCAGCAGAACTAAGAAGGTGGTTTAGCGTCACCAAGGGCAACAAACGTCTGTTGCGTATAGGCACGATGCCAGAGATGTTGTTGCCTGAGTCCTTCCTGAAATCCCCGCAGCATCCTGTGGAGCTCATGCTGATAGCTCTTATGGAGGGAGCCTGGATCAGTGCTGACGATTGGAAACCCTATGCCCGCCTGACCATTGCCTCTCGCCTGAAGCGAAAGAGAGCCCTCATATTCCATGACACGTTTGCTGAGATGCAAGAACCTGTGATGGACTACCAGCTACACGGTGGAACTTTCAAAGAACAACAGCGTATTCAGAAGTTTGCCAAACACATTTTGACTTTGCGCACTCCAGACGTGTATTTACAGGGTTGTGCTCGTCTGTGCCTATCCATCGCAAGTGAAAACCAGATAACCGCATGTGTCCACCCATTACACTGGATTCGTGCTGTCATAGCCACTCAGGATTTTCAACCTGCATTCGGTATGGCAGCTCTCCAAGTGGAGATGATGGACCAGAAGAAGACCTTGTGTAGGCTGATCAGGACAGAACTGCCCGAGAACATCTAGTCCACTTCAGCGATCATCTGAGCCTGGCGTTTCTCAGCGATAATTGCCTGAGCGACTGCCAGGCTTTCCTTTGTGAAAGTCATATGGTTCTTAGGGTCCACGACAATCCGCAGATTCCGACTGGTGTTGAATTTCCCAAAGGGATGCTTGATGTCAGACAGGAAAGCACTCACTGTGGCTTTAGCAGCTGATTCCAAGCCACCGAACTTTTCCATCACAAGACTCACAAGATCCTTGCGACTGCAGTGTCCAGCCACGATTAACGTGTAGAGCAAGCTATTTCTGCTACCCAGTGTAAATCCCATGGAATCTGTGTTGGATACCTTGCGCCTGGGCGGAATCCGCTTCTCACCAAAGGAAGGCAGAGGCTTCTTCATCTTCTTGGCCTTCTCAGGGTTCTCATACCCAGGAATCTTGTCCAGATCCAACTGTGCTGCCACCAAGTCCCGGTATTCAGGGTCAGTGTGCAGTTTGTGTAAGGATGCTTTGTAGACTGCTTTGATGCCTTCAGGGCTGATACGATACTTCTTGGCTAGGTTGGGACCACAGTTCCAATCATGCGTCAAGGCTTTGAGGATGGCCAGGTCCCGGTCAATGGAACGGATGAAGTCCATGGAAGGCACAGAAATAGTGAGTCCCCCAAAGAAGTGGATCAGTCGTTCAAAGGCACGCTCTCCAATCAGTTCCCGGATCTCAGGAACGAGGGTATATTTGAACTTATTGGCAAATAGTTGGTCTTCTCTGACCTCCAAAGCCCCCTTGCTGTAATAAACACGAAGGCTGACCAAAACATGGTCAGCCAGGTAGCGAGCATACTTGGGATTGACGTCATAACCATGTGTGAGGGTTTTCAGCACTCTTGCACGATTACTCTCATAGTCGTTGGCTAAAAGCACACCGAAGATGTAACGAGCAGCAGGTTGATAGCTGTCATCCTCCAATCGCAGGTTCTTCAGCAGATTGCTGTCCATGACCAACTCATCCTGAGGAGTAGCGTTTGCAAGTGGGCCATACTCAGGAACTGCTGCATGTGTGTCAGGATCGATGTCATCTGATGACCGCTGGTAATCTCCAGGACGTAGCCGAACCTCTGACCAGATTGCCTGTTTGATCACCTTTGTGGCATAAAAGAACAGGTTGCCTCTGGCTGGGTCAAACTTGGCAATCACCTCAGCGGCTTTGATGAGTCCAAACTGGGTCAGGTCATTCTCATCAAAGTTGCGAGGATCAAAGGAAACTGAGCGAATGATGCCACGGATGAGTGGCGCAAAGAGGGGCACAATCTCATTCTTAGGTTTGCCCAGGGCAATGTAACGAGACACACGCTCTGCTTCAAAGCAAAAATCAGCCATGTCATCCTCACTTCTGGTTAGGGTATGACAGGGATATCTGCCTGACAGCGTTTTCCACCTCTGCCTTTGCGATTTCCCGCACTCGCTTGTTCAGGTCACTGGCATTACCAATGTGCACCCTGCAACTCGGTGGCTGCTCATAGATGATCTTTTCAAGGCGATGGTATCGTTTGCGTGCTGGCAGTTCCCTCAACTCGATGGAGAGCAACCCCCGCCACACTAATCGATAGCCTCTTGCGATGGCCAATACCATGCCATCACTGATAATGCTCATGGCAGTGAAGAGGGCATCAGAAGACACGTGCTTTTCCTTAGCCAACCATTTACAGAACTGCCGTTGCGTTAACGCCACTTGCGCTTCTGGCAATCGGCATGTAGAAGGTGTCTTTTTGACAAAACCGTGTAGGGCAAAATTAGTTGCCATAAAAATCTCTCCCATGTATACCCAGTAGCTTACTACGGGTTGTTGGGAGAGTAAAAGAAAAAAGTTTTGGGTTTATTGGAAGTTATAGACTGTATGGAACCTCTGCTGGTCAAAATCGGACGACTAGATCGGTTTTTTCTAATTACTAGCCCAGTCTGACGTCACTCCCTGAGCTTTACACATGCGTTCGATCTTGGTTAGGGCTTCCTGGATGAGTTGCCATCCACGCTGTTTGGACACATGGCAGAGAGCCGATGCATCCGCAATGGTCATTGGTTCTCCCAGGAATCCATACACTGCCCTGATGAGAAACCTTTTCCGGGGGGAAAGACGCATCAGGAAGTGTTTAAGCAGATTCTGCGCAGCAGTCTTGAAGAGTTCGTCTGGCTCAGGGGGTGCCGCTAGCTGCGACTCGAATGGCTGCGGTCGGTAACTGGTGTCCCCCACGGGAGCAGACAGATAGACAAAGTTGAACATTATTTTTGGCCGGTCTTCCTTCTTCATGGCCATGTAGTTACGCTTGGGGATGTGGACCACGCTGGACTTGTAATACAGTTTCCTGATCTCCTGACGCATCCTGAAGATGGCATAGGTGGAGAATGAGGCTGCAGAGTCGTGCTCTTCCTCATAGTTATGGGCAGCCACAGTGGCCCCCAGGAGAGCTGCTTGGATCAAATCCTCCAGGTCATACGTGCTGTTAGGCACCTTGTGGGCACTAAGAGCAAGGGTGACTGCAAGACCATGAACTGAACTGACACGTTCTTCAACAATCTGTCTACTTACCATTGAATACCTTCTTCACAAGTTTAACAGGAACTGATTCCACGAATGCCTTCAAGTCCATGACATACACATTACGGTGCACGCCACTCTCCAGCATCCAGCACAAGTGCATGTAAACCACAGGCAGATGGATTGCTCCTGCCTTTGACAGTCTCACGTAGGCATACTGGGAGATAGCCATAAGCGGCTGCTTACGGTTCTCCTTCATTACCAGGAAAGGCTGCTTGCCCACTGCCTTGGCATCTCCACGAGCCTGCTCCCACCAGGCAAAGATATTGGACTTTGCATACAGGGCCTTGTAAAGTTCTACCTCTTTATACGCCTTACACTCGATGGAGAATGGAAAGTTGGCTTCTGGGGGAGCCACGATATCACCATAGAAATCAGTGGTGCCATGCCCCATATTCCTACTCTGTGTGTTCCAGGCCCCGGAACTGGGGGTGCGACGGAAGGGCACACCCCACCAATCTCCCAGAATCTTTGCAGTTGCGCGTTCCTGACTTTTAAAATCCTTGGCCACACTTCCCTCCTGATTGAAAGATCGTTTCTTCGTTTAGTATAACGGTGAACGGGGATCTGAGGATATATTTAATAAACTCGAAGATTGTTCTAGCTTTGGTGAAAAATAGGTCTAAAATAGCTTTAGAGGTCCTATAAATATGCTCAAACTAAAAGATATCCTGGGTAAGCCAATCCCACGATGCGTGGCAAAGGTCATCGTCATTGTCGGTGGGTCCTTCCTGGTTAGCACCTGCATCTTGTTCCTAGCAAGATTCTGTGTGTTTACTGCAGATTCCCTGAATCTTCCAGTAAAGTGGGTTGTGCTGATTCTCTCTTCCCTTGTGCTCACCCTAATCGTTGGCCCCTTGAAGGAGGTTGTATGAACCAGGAAGTCATGCCTGACTATGCTCCCAAGAAAGTATGGGAAGGCTTGGGGTTTGTCATTCCCAACATCGAGATGCCCTCTGCCATTAACCGCAACGGTCAAGAGGTTTTTCACTACACCCAGGTGCTCCACTGCTACAAACCCAAACTTCAGGAGGCACAATGATTCTACAAGCTGAATTCTCTCGGCCTTTAGTCTCAGGAGCATGGCGATTGCTTCCTGAGTCACATGGTAAGACTGCCCTTGTTGCATGCCCCAAATGCCAGCAGATCCTGGCAGTTGGGCGCCCTCAAGGGCAAAAGGTGTCTAAGACAGGACACGTGAGACCAGCAGTTGACTGCACCTGCTGCCATACAGAACTCGACATCACTCTCAACGGCTGGCGCACCGTGCGTGGAATCGTCAGAGAGGTTTACTTGGCCTACTTGGCCAAAGTCCAATAGGGGTCACCATGGCAAAAGCAAAACTCATCAACGGTGAAATGTTCCTTCTCATGATCAGCGAGGAGGATGCCTGTAAAGAAGGAACTGCTTGGGTAAGACGTTGGGTTAGACAGAATCCCAACACACCTATCTCCCAGTTCTTTCTGAGCAAAACTGAGGTCAAGACTGAACATTGGGCTTACTGCCCTCATGGATATCTCCGGTGGGCCTTCAGTCGTATGCTGGACTGGTCAGAAGTCCAAGGAAAGGGCCAGTTCAGGTTGGGTTTTTGGCCCAACGACCGTGTTGAAGACTTCCTACTGAAAAACTGGGGGCACACTTCGCTTTCTGGCATTACACCCAAGCAACTCGCCCTGGCATTGGCCCAGGCATACTCAGGAGAATAACATGTATGGTATGGAAGACGAAATCCAGGAACTCACAGCCAAAGTCAAAGACGCAACAAAGCAGATCCAGGAACTCACGGAGGCATACCAGTTGTCCCACGTGCATGTCCTGGAACTCCAGGGGTTCTATGGCCTGGTCTGCAAGTCTGAAAAGGACCTGCTGAACCAGGTGCAGGAACTCAAGGATCAGGTGGAAGCCTGGAAGCAGGCCGCCAAGGACTGGGAAGCCAAATCCGCCATGCTGTATGGCCAATTGACTGACGCCAAGACAGAAATCAGAGAACTGGAGGCACAGCAGCACAACTCCACATCCTTCAGTTACCCTGAGTTCCACTGTGAGGGCGAGGTCATGGAGGCCATGCAGTTGCGTCACGCCAAGCATGGGATGGACCCCAACCGGGATGTCCCAGGAGAGTGCTGACATGGTCAAGGTATGGAGTCACCTGGAGGCATTCATCTTTGCAATCATGTGTTCTGTGGCAACTGGGTTGGTTACCCATCATTTTACAATCCATCGAGCGCCACCGTTGGATATCCTGCAATACCAGGATGCATATGCAGAGGCAAGCAAAGCCAATAACCACCAGGAAGCCTATGACGCGTGTAGTTATGTGGTTGCTTACTACACATGGGCCCATAACGATAGTGCTGCCAGAGCCTGGTCAGTAGCCAAGCGCAGGGAGTTGAGTCTGGCTCAAGAACAGGCTAAGAGGGAAGTTCAGAATTTTCTGAAACCATAACTGTCCAGGCGCACCCCGCGCCTTCCGTGGAGAACCCCATGAAAACCATCACCGATGCAGAGGCACAGAACGTCCTCAACCGGGTCCGCGAGGCCCTGGACACTCCCGACCTCGCCAACCCTTTCCAACGCCTCGTCGCGGTCGGAATGGCACTCAAAGCCCTCGACCCGATCACCTCATCCGACATCCAGCAGGCGGAAGAGATTGCCACCGCCACCCGTCTGTAGTTGTCCAGATGCGGGAGGCATCCATGACCTGGATCTGCGAGAACTGCGAGGCCGAAAACTCCGACCTGACCGCCGATTGCGAGGAGTGCGGCGAGATGAACCTTGAATTGATTGAACGCTACCTCGAAGCCGACACCGACTTCTAAACCCAAGGAGAAAGCCGTGAGCGAAACCGGAGCCATTGAACTTTGCAGCGCCATCCGTGGCGCGTCCCTGATGACCCCCGAACCGTTCCGCAAGGACGTGTTCAAGATGCTGGACCAGTTGGAGGCGCGAATCCAGGACACCATTACCACCGTCTGCCCCGACAACGATTCCCAGTGGTCCACTCTCGACGGGTGCCAGGTTGCCCGCCGCGCCATTGCCGCCCGTCTGTAAGCACCTGTCCAGAACGGAGAACCAATGCTCATCAAGCAGGATGCCCCAGCCTTCAGCCCCATCACCATCATCCTGGGAACCGCGAGGGACGCTGAGACCTTCTGGCAGATGATCCTCTGCGCCGAGAAAACAGACGCCCTGGTCGGTGCACAGAAGGACATGGCGATCATGCTTTCTGATTTCTTCACCAGCAAAGCACACCTGTAGCACCTGTCCACTCGCGGGAACCTCCCGCAGAAAGAAGAATATGTCAATCGCAACTGTCACAACTTACACGTGTGAACTCTGTGGGATCTCAGAAGTGGACCCTGCAAAGCAGAAAAACTGGCTCCAGGGAGAGGATTGGTGGAAACCCAAGAAGTGCCTGTGTGATAACTGCGTGGCTTCCATTGTGAGCAAGGTTATGTTAACTCCAGGTTCTTGTATTGGAGTTATCCCCCTTGCAGAACACCTTTTCAGGACCACTGGACGGAAGTCATGAGACACAAGTCTGACTTCATCCTGCTCCATGGCACACCCTTTGGGGATCAGCGCCTGTTCTGTGACAAGAATAATATCCCATGGCCACCTCCACTGTTCCTGTCCGTTGCAGGCTGGGGGGTGTTCAGGATGACCAACATGTCTCAGATTACAGACGAGCAGATCCAATCCATGACACACGTGGCAAGAGGTGCAGAGTATGTGTCTTGTTCTAGTGCAGAACTGCCAGGCCCTGCAGCTATCGTGGACTTGGACACACAGTTTGCATTCGGAGACAAGGATTCTAACAACGCACACGGCCAAACTGACCCAGGCCAGAGGGATGGGCACAGCACACAGATTGGTGGTGGCACAGACATGACCCGTTACACAAGGCAGGGGATGTAACACAGTCTTCCAAGCAATACAAAGGCCCAGGGTTTTCTCAACCTGGGCCTATTCTTTTATCTTATGTTTCCAATAGCCGTTCCAAGCAGGGTCTTCTTGTATTACAGGAAAACGAAGAGGCCAGTTAATCCACGATTTGTTCTCTTTTAACCCCCGGGGCATTCCCTCTTTTTAGCCTCTTCTCACCGTCCGATTATAGCCCATTATCATTTTTATAAAATTTTACAGGGTTATGGCTTCTCCATTCGTGATGTAGCCATGCCATTGACAGTGTCCCAGGATTCTGACAGATGGAGTCAGCGTCACGTCCAGGTAGGAAGATCCTGTCATGTGCCATCTAGCTTTGCCTGCAGTTCCTGGGTCTGTTCCTGGAATCCATACAGCAACCTTGTGGTCCATGCGTATGCCAGCAGCATTCCGTTTGTTATGGCAGGCAGGACATGAGAACATGAGTCCATCTGCTTCCTGGATCGTGTCTACGTGTTCCCAGACATGCCCATTCACCTTTTCATGGAGAATCCTCAGGAATTGTGGATGTAGTTCAGAAAGTGGCAGCATAGTGTGGCTCCTTTGTGTATAGTAGCACGTTCTGCACCTGCTTGGACCTTCTTTCAGGGATCCATGGCGTCTTATGTGTGATTTTGTGTATACATATTTATGTGCTTGGCATGTGTTGTGGCGTCTTATGTGGAAATTGTTGTATAATTCCCAGGGGGACCACCACCGCTCGCTACGGGTCTCCGATAGGGAAGCCTACCCCAGGTCCTTAGCTAGACTAGGGTTTAGCCTATCGGACGGGCTCGGTCTCCGGTCCTCCCGGTCCCTCTCCTCTTCTTCTACTCGGTAGAATCTTCCTACTATTTCCCCTCTTCTTACTAAAGAACCTAGGATATAAACCCGGATCTCCTTCCCGTCCGTTAAGGCCCCTAGCTTCCCCCTAGACCCTCCGATCCTCTAGGCCCCTCTAGAGGCCCCGGAATAGGAAATGAGGGATTCTAGGGGCGTTTCCGGCGAATAGGACGGGAAGAGGGAGGACCCCTTCGATCTTCCCGGAAGAAGCTAGGGCTTCCCCTATAGAACCCGGAAGGATAGGCCCCGGAACGGACGGGGAGACTGGACTAGATCGAAAGGCCCCTTCCCGTCCGTTCCTTCCGCTCCAGTCTCCCCGGTAGGGTTCTAGGGTTCCCCGGATCTTAGGTTTTAGGGGAGCGGGATCTAACGGACGGACGGAGCCGGATTCGTCTAGTCCAGCCGTAGGGGAAGGCGAAAGGCCCCTTTCGAGGGTTCCCCGGTAGGGTTCGGAAGGCTCTAGGCGATTCCCCGGAGAGGCGCGTCTTTCCTCGATTCCTTCCGTTCGTCTTTCTACGGGTCGATATAGCCTAACGGACGGGGCGCGTCTCTTAGGGCCTTCTAGGCCCCTTAAAATCGATTCCGCTATTTCTTCGACCTTTCGCTTTTTAGGACTCTTCCCGTCCTATCGATTCGAAGCAGGAAGGGGAACCCGTCGAAACGTACCGTACGTTAAATCCGAACCCGGAATAACGTACGGGAAGGCCCTAGCCTTCCGGGCCTTCGACGATAGAACGAAAAAGGCCCCTTCCGGGGCCTAGGGCGTACGTAGAAAGGCCCCGGTCGTTTCCGGGGCCTAGTTCCGTCCGATTCGTTTAGAGCAGGAAGAGGAACGCGAGGAACGCGATAAACGCGATCCCGAAAAGGGGAAGGAAGAGGGATCGTTTCCGGGGAAGAGGCCGAACCCGGTAGATAGGCTCGATCCGATTCGCGGAAGAGTAGGAAAGGGAAGAGGCGGAATCCCTACGGGAAAGGCCGGGAAGAGTCCTATTAGATTCGAGCATTTAGTCCGTCCTATTAGATTCGAGCAGGTAGGGAAAGGGGCCTCTTTCGAGGCCCCGATTTTAGAACCCGTACTTAGCGAGGATCGCGGATTTCTTCGAAGTAGAAGCCCCTCGAATCTCCGAAAGGATTCCGGAAGCGATAGCCTTAACGACTAGCGCGTACCGTTCGGGCTCGAAGGAAACGCGCCCCTTCGAGTCTTCCCGGAGGATAAGGGACCGGGAAGCGTGGTACTTTCCGAACGGACTCCGGACGTCCGAAAAAGTTACGGAAATCGTCGTTTTCGTAGCCTTCCTTTTCGCCTCGTTCGAGCCCGCGAAATCGTCGAGGATCGATTCGACGATTTCCTTTCGAGTAAAGACCCCGGAAGCGATAGCGCGAATAATCGCGCCCGTTACGGTCCCTTCCCCGAATCCGAGCGTATCCTTCGAACCGATAGTCCGACCGATAACCCGGTACGTTTCGGCCTCTTCCTTCGGGGCCTCTTCCGTCTTATCGGTTTCGGGCAGGGGATCGCTCTCCGGTTCCGGGTTCCCCGTTTCGAGAGAATCGGACGTTTCGAGGGTTCCCGTCGTTTCGTTCGCTTCCGGGTTCGATTCGAGAATTTCGAGGATCGAAGTATTCGGATTTTCGGAAGCGAGGACTTCGAGGATAGCGACGGGAGCGGTCTTATTAGATTTACGCATTAGAGTATCCTTTAGCCCCTAGGGGCCTAGTCTAGCGTTTCCCGTTCGAGAGATTCGGACGGGGCCTAGCTTATAGCGTTATCGGGACTGAGAAAGAAGTATCGGACGGGCCTTAACCCGGTTCCGTTCCTAGAGTCTATCCGAATCGGACGGGCCTAGGGGCGTTTATTTTTAGGGGAAAGATCCGGCCTAGTCCTATCGGGCCTAGCTAGAAGGAAGCGAGGATCGTACCGAATCGGACGGGCCTAGACGTATTACTTTCGGGCAGGCCCGATTACCTATTAGAGTCTAGGGTTCTCCGGTATTAGGGGCCTATCCGGGAATCGGACGGAATACCGGGAATCGGGGCCTAATCGGACGGGGAACGTAGCGTTTTACTACGCTCGAATCGGACGTTTAGGCGGAAAGCTTAGCTAGACTAGCGTTTAGACGAAAGAGGCGTTTTACTACGCTACGTCGTATTTCGCTACGTAGTAAATTTTACCCTACTAGGCCCGTCCTATTCTTTACCTTTCGCCTAAGAAAGTCTAGGGTTTTAGGGTTTTAGGGCCTTTCTTACTATTCGGACGGGGAAGTATTTTACGATGGATTTATAGGAGGCCCGGTTTTAGGGGAAAGGTTGGTTTTAGGGGAATTTGGGAGAACTGTTTTAAAAGTGGTTAAAATGTGTGCATGATTGTTTGTGCACATGCATCAATTCCCCAAAATTCCCAAGAAAACAATCCACAAATTCCTCAAGAAACCAAAAGAACATTTCTCTCAATTACCAATCCAATCTCTTCCAATTTTACCAATTCAATCAATCCAATATTTTCCATCGATATCAGATCCAAAAATACATCGATACAGATTACAATTCCCCAAAAGAAACCAAAACTTCAGCAACAATTGATTCCAAGCCAGTTTCTTCCACTATTTCCCAATTCACCCGGCTAGAATCTTCCCGATAGCCTCAGAGCAAACATTCACCCAAATTTGCCCATAAGTTCACAGACAATTCCTCCATAACATTTCGTAGGGGGAGGCCATTCACTTTCAAAAAGCAGTTCCTCAGCATAAACAGGCAAAATCAGGCCCCGGTTTCCCAGGGCCAGAGTTTCTCAGGCTTACATGAATCAGCCGTTCCACCATTTACAATATGGGTCACCGAACAGGGCTTCACGCTCATCAGCGGTTAACAGGTTCTTAACCTTCCACAAACCCCGATCCCTCGCATTAAGCCCAGCCGGCAGCAGCTTATCCGCAGTCTTATCATAATCCAAACCTTTAGGGGGCTCAGGCTCAGGAACCCAGTCCACCGGCCCCAAGTCATAGCCTTCATCGGGGTCAAACTCAGGGTCCTCATACTCGCAGTTCCCACCCTCGAAGCAGAAAAGCACATCGACATAACCCTCAAAATTCGGATTTGGCAGGTTCTCATAGATCCCAGAGCCAAGGGCAAATCCGTAGATTTCCTCAGCAGCCATTCTCTCTTCGTCGGGGTCTTCCAACTCCGCAGGGGTCATCGGTCGGCCAATCGCGTCAGCGTATTCCCTCATCAGGAACTCAGCGTCAGAAACCAGGAAGAAAGCAGTATTCCAACCGGCCAATCGGGTCCCATCCAGCACATAGAACCAGATATAACCAACCCGGTCAATCGTTATCTTACACTTTCTCAGTTCGACAGGCTTTCCATCTCGCACGATTCCAGAGATCATTTCTCACAATCCTCCCAAAAGAGGGGCCTATTCCCCTATAACTAAGGATACTCCCCAGAGAATCCAGGGAGTATCCAATCTTCGCCAAAGCGAAACCAAGTAGTTAAAACCCAAGTTCCCAGTTTTGCAGAGATTCCAAATACTCAGGGCTCTCATACTTCTTCAAGCGCCAAGCCAAATACTTCCAATCCTCCACATTATTAGCGCAGGCAAGGAGTCCAGCACCAACTTCCGCAGTAAACATCGCAGCCATTTCGGCAACAAGAACAGGACAGTCAGCCGGGACGTTATCGCCAAAGAGAACATCCAACTCAAACTTTCCGGTATCCTCTCCCTTCTCAGAGGTTTCAATAAACAGGCTATCCATTTTCTCGCAGTAGGCAATAGCCAAGGCCAAATCGGTCATTTCGTCACCTCCCCAAGATTCCGTTTAGCCACACGCTCAGCGGCCTCATCGTTCACATACTTCGCATAGGCTTCATTCATCCCATAAAGCACGCTCTCAGTCGCAGGATTCGCAACGATAAACAAGGCCCGAGCGTCCCAATACGCCTCAGCCATCTCATCTTTCAACGAGGCAGTAAACAGCCCGCAACGCTTACCACTCTCAGGCTTAACCCTAAGCATAGGCCCAAAGGTTCCCCCAGAGTAGTCATCATACAGCGCCCTCATTCCCCGGTCAAACTTTACAAAGTTAAGAACCCGAGAGGCCACGGAGTCACGGCGCTCAGACCTATCAAGGAGTATTCCCGTCATCCCCTCATAGTTCGCCATCTCTTTAGCCTTCGCAACGAGCAATTCCCGCATCTCAGCCATTTCACAATCTCCTCAAAAGAAGGGGCCTTTTCCCCTTAATAAAGGATACTCCCCAGAAAACTCAAACGGAAGGGCTTCGAGCCTACCTTGTGGAATTGATTCCGATCCTCTATTAAGTATCGTCTAAGCCTAGTCGCCGTTGGTTTTCTTTTGGGCTTTCTATTGGGATCTCTGGGGAGTATCCTTATCGTATAGGGAATTAGCCCTATACTTGGGAGGATTGTAAGATGAAATTCTTGGCGTTTTGGTCTAAAAAATATGGAATCTTTGGAACGTCTGACGTAAATGCGGAAGGATACCGGCTGTCCTTCTACTATAAAGCCTACCGGGTGACTGTTTCTCCTGCGAGGATTGCGCGTTGGAAAGCTAGCTTCGACCGTAACTGTTCGCTTGCGAATAACTACGGCTGTGGCCCTGATTACTATCCCGGTTGCGAGGATGAGAATAACGGGCTGGATCTTGGTTATGGTGACGTTTGCCCTAACTGATCCCTGAACTTTTGGATGAGCCCTGAATGAATGTTTTCGTGGTGTGCCTGCGTGTTGGAACCAAACACCCATGTTGCCGATGGCTGTGTTTATGGATAATTGGGTTCTGCGTGTTCTAAGGTTGACCCTGGGGGACTGAGACCACCGCATATGCGGCATAAGCCGTTAACACATGCACATGAATTTGATCATGCAAGTAACATTCAGCTAGATTCCCTCAAACATCCTCGCCTGACTCGTTAGGCTCGGAGGATCGATTGACCCGGATTAGCGTGGAAGTCTTCAAGCAAAATCCCTATGATTTCACCGACGTTTCGGTCAAATTATCGGGATGCTAAATGCTTCTTGAATTTCCTGAATACACCCGGCTAAATCCTCTCGGTGGAGCCGAATCGAGGGAAAGCTAGGGTTATTTGGGCATGCACAATCGGTTCTCAGAGCGTGTTTGGGAACTTTCGGAATACGACGATGCACGGACGTTTCCTGGTAAATTCTAGGTGTATTGGTTACAAACATCGGGGATGGGAGGGGGTTCACTTTTGAAAACAGATTCCTCAATAAATTCAGGCATAATTCAGGCCCCAAATCGTGGGGCCTGTTTCTCTATACTGTCAAAGACCTGTGCGTCTGGTTCAGCCTGGGATGGCGACCGGCTCAGGGGGAGGAGTGGGCGCCACGGACCAGGTCATGGTCGGATCGGTGAGAATGGCCATGGGCGTGAAGACCGGATTGCCATTGGGATCGAGGCTCACCATGCTGGCCGTCAGGTCGTTGTCCAGGAACACGCAGGGCTGGAAGGTGCCGTCAGCATCCAGCGCCTGGGTCTGGGCGAGAGCATCGGCCACCAGGGCAGCTTCCTGGACACGATCCTGCTGGATCTTTTTGAGAAGAGGGAAAAGATTGGCCATAGGGGCCTCCTGTGTTGGGAAAGGCTGCCAATTGATGGGTGGCAGTTGGTTATTTAATGAAACGGCTTTTGAGCTGAGCAACCTCAGTCTTTGCCATAGCCAAATCATTCTGTGCTTGTGCGGTCTCACTCTGAAACCTCTTGTAGTTGTTGCGCATCACCAGCATTCCAGCCGGGAAGGCAATGACAACTCCGATGATGAACCCCAGCAGCATAAAGCCTCCTTGGATAGTGGAAAGATCCACTTTGCTATATAGAACGAACCAGAAGCGAGAAAAGTTTTTATTTGATCTCCTTGGTTTGTTCTTGATAATACACAGCCTGGTCATTCCAGGTCCATCCGTGAGGTTTCTCCCAACGCTTGACCTCCCGGCCTTCAGCCAGCCATTCCTTGTAAGTCTTGAGGGATGTCTTGGCCATGGCTCACTTCTCCGTGTAGCGTTTGACCAGGTTGAGTCCCAAATCATTCTCAAGGTAGTCCTCAAACTGCTTGAGCACACTGGCCTTCGTGCCCTTGAAGCCGCAGTGGTCCTTGATAAGCTTGAACACGTTGCCCCTGCTAGCCTTCATCCCAGGGCACTTCACCTCGATTGCCAGGGCTCCTCTCCAGACCAGCAACTGAAAGGTTGCGATCCCTGCGGGAGTGTCGATCACGATGGTTTTGTTGTCAGTCATGTTAGCTCCTATCTCTGACAGTCGTTGGCGATGAAGACCTGTCCCTTCTTGTTAGAATCGGGATCGTCAAAGGCATACAGCACCCCATCTTCCTCAAATCCCGTGGTCTTTGAGACCATGGTGACCACTTGGCCACTCACCATGGTCACACGGTTGATGTAGGTGCCCTTGAACTTATCGAAGTCAATGATGAGGGTGGGTGCTTTGCTCACAGTTTCTCCCATTTGTCAGTGTAGACCAACATATCATTGGGTTTGCTCAGGCTCGTGGCGATGATGTCAGAGCCCTCATACATGCTCATGATGGACTGAATACTGCCCTCAGGGAGTTCGAGTGGATTGTCCCCTTGTCTGAGTTCCCAGAGTTCTTCCAGGAGACCACAGAGCTTCTTGCCCTGTTCCAGTGTTCCTGATCCCAGACAGACTCTATGGCCACTGCCTGACACAAAGAGGTCAATCTTATAACGCTTGGGGATTTGCTGAAAATCAGGTCCTGTTGATGAAAGGGTCATTTCTCACCAATCCTGTCTGCAAGACTGATGGTTTCACCAACCTTGCGGCCGGCGTTGAATGCTGCGTGGTCCCGGTTGTCCAGGATCTTCTGCTGTTCACGCTGATACTGCCTGTGCCACTTCTCGCTCTGCTTCCTGTCACGTTCCTTCTCTGCCGCAGTGGGCTCCTTCACCGGGGTTGCCACATCGTGTTTATGAGCTTCCCTGTATTTCCTGGATTCTTCCTGAGACTTGGCCCACGCACCCTCACCGTATTGGGAGTCATAGTTGGCTTCGTATTCCTTCTGCGCCATGTTCTGGGTCCTGACGCCATAGGTCTGCTGGTGACCCTCTTCCGTCTTGGCGTTGTGGCGCTGTTCCCAGGACTTGTGCTGGATGCGCTCAATCAGCCGCTCCACGCAACCCTGGCGCCAGCTTACTGCTGCCTTGGATAACCGCTCCGTGTTGGGATATGGAATGATCTCTTCCAGTGTCTCAACCAGGTATTCATACAGGATCGTGACGGCCACCGCATTGACTTCGCTGCCCAGGATGACGTGCCGCTTGACATACCTGAAGGCTTCACCCTGCCTGGTATTGTAGGATTCCTTGACTTCCTGCACCCAGTGCCAGCAGTAATTGCATTCTGCGATCACACGGCAGAGATCCTTCTGCCAGCCGTACATCGCTGACTTGTTGATCTTGGACTTCTCCCGCTTCTCCTTGGCAACCACGGTGCCACCGGCCACCGCAGTCTCCTGGATCACTGCCATGTCGAGATTATATTTGGCCAACAAATCCATGGCCATATCCATTGCGTTGGAAGCCTCACCCTCCGTGGCTCCACGACCTTTGCCCAACGCCAGGAGTTTCTGGATCCTGCGGATAATGGAATCGTTCACCTTCTCAGCCATGATGCTTCTCCTTGTATTTGGCCCACTCTTGAGCCGTGATGTATTCTTTACCCTTACAGCAGGGGCATTGCCTGGCCCATGTGGGAAGCAGAACCAGTGGAACCCATCCAGTTCCTGAACAGACATAGCAGGGAACCTTCACTGGTTGCATATCTTCCTCCGATAACTAATGATACGCCCCAGAGAGTCCAAACGCTAGGTTTGGTTTTCTCTGGAGCGAATCTGGGAATCAGAGCCCTGCCACGTTGACGATGATGAGCTCAGACTTCGCACGGGTGGCTGCGACATACATCAGGTTGTATTCCTGGTGAAGCTGCCAATCCTTCTTGGCCCACTTGGAGGGGGAGAGTTGATTGGCACCCCACCAGAACACCCGGTTCCACTCCCGGCCCTTGCTTTTGTGAATCGTGCTCAAGGTGAGAGTCTTGACCCTGTTGTCCTGGTCGTCACCGAACAGCTTGGTGATGAAGTCAACCAGGTCAGACAGCTGCTTCTTGCCTTCTGCCGTGAGCCTCTCAATCAGGATCAGGAGGGTGCCCACCTTGTCCTCCACGGCATCGGCCTTCTCAGGCATCTCCTTGGCCAACCACTTCTGGACTTCCCTGTCCTTGTAGTCGTTGAGTTTAGTGACGAGGGCTGAGAGCGTGGTGATCTTCCAGCGGGAAGCGAGTGCGATGAGTCCCTGACCGATTTCCTTTCCCTCAA